GTAACCTATAGAAACATATGGTAACCTATAGAAACATATGGTAACCTATAGAAACATATGGTAACCTATAGAAACATATGGTAACCTATAGAAACATATGGTAACCTATAGAAACATATGGTAACCTATAGAAACATATGGTAACCTGTAGAAACATATGGTAACCTGTAGAAACATATGGTAACCTATCAGAAATGACTTTGGCTCTACCTTTGATTTTCGCAGAGCGAAAATAGAAAGGTAGAAACATATAGAAACCTATCAGAAATGACTTTGGCTCTTACTTCGTTGTAACCTTTGATTTTCGCAGAGCAAAAATAGAAAGGTAGAATAGAATGCGTTATATATCAATACAAAATGTAAAAATATATTGTAAATGGACAATATATTTTTAGTTGCCGGATTAATCTCCATCATTTTTCTGGTTTCAAAGTTTTTGGAGATGAGATATGTAGATAAAGAGGCAAAACCATTAAAGGTATTGATTAAAGATTCTCTATTAGTGTTTATTAGTGTTGTAGCTGGGAGCTTTATTTTAGAACAAGTGAAACCTGTTATTGATGAAAAATTACTGCAAGTAAATCCTGCAGCTTTCACTGACAATCCTCCATTCTAACATTTTAATATTTTTCAATATCATATTTTTTATAAACATAATTCCTAATTATGTCTTCATCATCCTCAGTTATATTTCTAATATCTGCATTTTCTAATAATTTAATAATATCATCACCATTAACCATTTCTCTTTGGTCCTCTGTTAAATTAGTAACAACTTCATCAGCCTTTAACAATAGTTTTTTATTTCGCGAGGTTTTTCGCGAATATTGTGATGAATTACTCCTACTCCTGGAAGTTTGTTTGTAAGGCGATGCTCTTTTAGATGGTGATTTATTTATGTTTTCCTTTATAACTGTCATCGCCTTAAATTTAGTTTTAGTTTTATTCCAGTTACGTCTTGCTCTTAGGTTCATTGTCATTGAAGGCGTAACTGGAACAGGAATTGGTTTAGGTTTAGAATTAGGTGACTTAGTTTTAGAATTAGGCGACTTAGGTGTCTTAGTCTTAGACTTAGAATTAGGTGTCCTAGGTGTCTTAGTTTTAGATTTAGGTTTCGGAGTGGGTGTCTTTGGTTTCGGGTCTGATGAATCGTGAATTATTTTATCAGAGTTTGTTGTGTTCCTAAAGTTTTGTTTAATATAATACGGCACTGCTGGATCAATTGGATTCAAATAAATGTCATTTAAATCAAGTGATGTTAGCGTTTTTTTAATAACATTCAACAATTTTGTTCCATCTCCCGTTCCCTTTTTACGCTGGTCTGCACACAAAACTTGAATTTTTAACGCATTGGCTGACTTTGCCCATCTAAACACTAAAACTGCATTGATATCTATACTATCATTAAAGTGGTCTGATTTTACTGCTATTAGTGTTACAAATTTAGGTTTTTTTGCATTAGCTATTAAGTATTGAATGTTAACACCTGCTGCCCCTTCTGCGCTACAAAAAGTGCTTTTTACTGTATCTCCTGGAGCAATATGTGTATTGTAAAATTCTCTGAAGTCATTATTATATTCCGTTTTATCAACATTTGTTGTTTTTAATTTTTTATCCGCTAATATCGTATTAGCTATTTGAAGCGTTATATCATTAGGGTCTATTCCATCAGGAATCCATAATAATATATTTTTAAATTTTGAATTAACTTTACTTGCCATCTATATACAATATTAATATTTAAATTGTTTTTTATATTAATATTTAAATTGTTTTTTATATTAATATTTAAATTGTTTTTTATATTAATATTTAAATTGTTTGTAAAAGAGACGAACAATATAGTTTATCTTCCAGTCCACACCTTAACAAATTTATGTGGAACCTTTTTTTTAGAAAAATCACTTATATATTTATCATAATTATAATTAAAATTATTATGATGTTTAAAAATGCTGCCAAATAATGATTTAGTATTTTTTAAGTCTGGATATTCTTGACAAAATAATAAACCCATTATTCTTTCAAGACCACATCTATCAGTTCTACAATGAATAACATCAACAAGACCTGTTATCGCGTATTTATTTTCCAAGTTAATCAAAAAATTAAGATTAATGTAGCTTTGGACTCCAAAACATAGTTTGAATTTTTCATTATCAATTAATCCCAGAGGGCTTAAATTGGAGTCACCCTTATTTAAACGATTTTTAATTGCTGCGTTATTCTTAAGTTTTGAAGCTATACGTAATAAATTTGGTAAATTTTCTTTGTCGTAAGTGTGGTGCCATAGCGGCATTACCGGAAATGTAAAGGTTTCAAATGGGATTCGTTCATGTATGAAGACACTATCGTGCGTAATTATTGCATTATCAAACCATTTAAACCGTAAAAAATAAATATACGGCAAAAGTTCTCCGCGACCAGGATATTCTGATTGTATGATTTCAAGATTTTTATAATCAAAATCCGCTTTTACAAATGAATCGTTACTGTTATCGTCAATGATTTTTATTTGTCTAAAGGGATAGAATTGACGGATTAATTTAACACATTGATTCCAATATTTGTTTGTAGTTTCTGAGTTTACATGGCGAGTAATAATAAATCCAAATGTCATATATTCCACCTTTATTTTATTATGCCTTCGGCATAATAAACAAAGGTGGAGCCAAAATTCCACCAAATAGAAACAAATTATATAGATTTGGTAACAAATTAAATGAATAATTGGTTACCAAAGTAGCCTCTGCAGACATTTGTAGATTTAGAACCAATATAAACCAATATAAACCAAAAATGAATATTTGGTTCCATAATAGGTGCTTATTTGGCTCGCAAAGCAGTCCCTGCGGGCCTTGGGACCTTTACCGTGCCCTTTAGGGTGCGGAAAAAGGTGGAAGGGTATCTACATTCATAACCGGCTCTCCCTTTCCGATATGACCCTTAGATACAACAAATTTACTAAACTCCGGTCTCTCAAGCTGTGCGTTTGGTGTATGATTGTGAACACATCTTGCTATCATTTTATACAATTTAAACTCAGGGTATCGTTCTGCACCATTATTTTTATAAAGCACATTGATTCCATTATCATCAATGCACCATTCAACAATCAGTCTAACAAATGGGTCAATTGAATCCATATTTTTAAGAATATCTAAATCATCAATCACATAATCAAATATAGAACATGCTAAACGGCACAAATCAAAACTGAAATTAGGTTCTAACCTAGGTTTTTTATCATTGAAAAATGGTTCCGTATTATACTGTGTAACTGCATCACCTCCTGTTTGGAAACTATCGCTGCAAAAGGTTTTCCCATTAAACTTATAAATAGCCCTCCCAAAATCAATGATTTTAAATATTTTACCAAATGTTGGCACCTTATAGTGCTTCTTTTTGTAATGATAATATAAAAACTTTTTAGTTGTAGGGATATACATCACATTATTTGTATGTAAATCGTTGTGTGTAAATGAAAACATTTTTTGATACGTTATTAAGGTCATAATAATTTGCATAAGAATAGCAAACCATTCTTCATTAGGAATGTCATTGTTAATAATATAATCATCCAGTGTATTTTCACACAATTCTAAACATATTAATTGAATAGGGAATTGTTTGAAAGTTAGCATCAGTTTTTCCTCTTCTATTTCTGATGAACTGGTAGAATATCCTTTTGAATCTTCATTTGACGAACCGTCATTTGACGAACCGTCATTTGAAGAACCATCATTTGATGAACCATCATTTGAAGAACTATTACTTTTGACCATTTTTTTATCATCATCCACTTCATCGTCTTCATTTGTATGTGATGTTCTTGAACTACATGATGACCCTGATTTTAGACTGGCTGATTTTTTTAAGTCAGTAATATCAATAGAATTCGTGATATCAACCAAATCAATATTAAGCATTTTAACATCATCTAGCGTCACGTGTTCGTTTGAAGAAAAAATATCTTCAAACATATTATCATCAAATGATTTAGCTGAAATATTGGACTTTAGAGATAATGAACTATTTATGTTCAAAAGAGGTTTTGCCTGAGGACCATTCGTCTCGTCATTTAAAAGTAAATGACTGTAATCGTCAATTTTAAATAATATATTTTTCTGTTTATTGAAAAAATCAGACTGAATTAAATAGTCTAAATCGTCAATTACGTTGATTTTGTAATTATCTTTAACAGCAACAAAAGACCCATAATAATCTAAGGCGTTAACAAAATTATGTTTGTGTAGCACTTGGCTTGTTAAATATGAAAAGAACCCATCAACATAGGATGAATTGTTAGGGTCATTTAGCTTTGGATGAACCTTTGCGGTTTTGTCAATCGTCGGCAAATTGAATAATTCAGTATCATCGTGGTTATATTTGCCTACAATATACTTAAAAGGGTCTAAAAGTGGCGCCATTTTAATGAATATTTTTTGATTTATTGAGAACTCATCATCGCCTGATAAGTTTTTCAATTTACACATATAAATATGTTCACTATCAAAGGAATCACATTTATCCTTTTCTTTTTCCTTAAGTTCCTTAATATCGGCAATAGACCACATATGATTTAAATTGATGCCATTAAAGTTACCAGGGTTCAATGAGAAGAAATTGGAATAAATAGGCATATAATTTTGCACATTTGACAGGGAAATGCTGGTTATTGACTGAAATTTGTTGAAAAGGTTGACATTCTTCCGTTTTTGGTAGTTTATAGTTATTGCCATTAGCTATTAAAAAGATTAATTATAATAAAATCTAACGATCCACCTTTCTATTTTCGCTTCGCGAAAATCAAAGCTGGAGGCAAAAATTGGTTACATTCCACCTTTCTATTTTCGCTTCGCGAAAATCAAAGGTTACAACGAAGTAAGAGGCAAAAATTGGTTACATTCCACCTTTCTATTTTCGCTTCGCGAAAATCAAAGGTTACAACGAAGTAAGAGGCAAAAATTGGTTACATTCCACCTTTCTATTTTCGCTTCGCGAAAATCAAAGGTTACAACGAAGTAAGAGGCAAAAATTGGTTACATTTGTTACATTTGTTTCTATTTGGTTTTCCTAAATAAAATTGTTTAGTCATTTATTTTGATTCATTTATTTTGATTCATTTTATTGTTTCATATTTATTATTTTGTCGCGTAAATATTTGTCTCTTTTTAAAGTATATTAAGTATATTAAGTGCAATGAACCTGGAATTAAAGAGGTTTGATATGAAGAGCATTAGTTTCAAGCCTAATGAGTCTAAAGGCCCCGTCGTTGTTTTAATCGGTCGTCGTGATACAGGTAAGTCGTTTTTAGTAAGAGATCTACTCTATTACCATCAGGATATTCCCATCGGGACTGTTATATCTGGGACCGAAGAAGGTAACGGATTTTACGGCAAATTGGTGCCGAAATTATTCATCCACAATGAATACAATACAGCCATCATTGAAAATATATTGAAGCGACAGCGACAAGTTTTGAAACAAATCAAAAAGGAAACAGAACAATTTAAAAGGAGCACAATTGACCCGCGGACATTTGTAATCTTAGACGATTGTCTATACGATAACACGTGGGCTCGCGACAAGTTAATGAGGCTCCTTTTTATGAACGGTTCACGAATGGAACTCCACTTACTTATGAAAAGTAAATAAGGATAACCATTCACTAAGTCGGCCGTCAAAAGTTGGCACAAAATGTCAGCTAGTCTTTACTTTCTCTCTTCTATCTTACCAAAATAGTAACAAAATTGTATGAAATTGATTTGTAAAGGCAACACGTCCAAATTGCGGGGACATCTTGTAAGGATTATACTACTAAGTTGTGTTAGAAATAATGCAATGGCTTATGTTAACTACATAAGGGACAGTAAAAAGGTATAATATAGAGACAATCCGCAGCCAATTTTCTAAGTCCGGTCTAAACTAAAGTTAAAGGATATGAAAAAGGTTCAACGACTAAACGCCCGTGGGCTGGAAACGTCTAAAACACGTTGATGAAAGCTTAAGATATAGTCTAAACCCACTTGAGAAAGTGTTTTGGGGATTAAAACCCCAAAAATTTAATGATTTCAGAAACAAATAGCTGAATGAAAATGGTATTAATTGCGACACTGGAAGGTTATGTTACTCATTACAATGCAATATCCACTAGGTATACCTCCAACATTAAGAACAAATATAGATTACGTATTTATACTACGAGAACCATATATCGCAAATAGGAAGCGAATATATGAGAATTATGCAGGCATGTTCCCGACATTAGAGTCATTTTGTCAGGTAATGGACCAATGCACTGAAAATTATGAGTGTTTAGTGATAAATAATAACTCAAAATCCAACAAATTACAAGACCAGGTGTTTTGGTATAAGGCGGACTCACATAATGACTTCAAATTAGGGTCAAAAGAGTTCTGGGAACTGTCAAAACAGATAAATGATGACGATGAAGAGGAACAATATGACCCCAATAATGTGAAGAAACGCGGACAGGGACCCAAAATTGCAGTCAAGAAGAGCAAGTGGTAATCCACCTTTCTATTTGTCAGTCTTTTAGACTGACAAATCAAAGGTGGAGCCAAAGTTGTTACAAAGATGGAGCCAAAATTGTTACAAAATCTTGGTTATCAATTTGGAATAGTGCTTATTTACAAAGTGCTTTTTATTCTAAAAGCGGATTATTGCTTTCAAAATCTTGCTTTCAAATGAACAAATATACACTTGCTTTCAAAGTCTTGCTTTTTATATAATAACCGTGATAAACGACTTAAAGAGAACCCGCTATATTAATATATAAGATGCAAGAGTTAAATATAGTAGAGCTAATTGAAGGCAATCCGATAACAAAGTTGTCACAAGTATATAATGGTAAACTTTTAACCAAAATAAAGGATACATTTACAGGATTTGAACAACAATTGTTTGTAAGTAGCTTTTATTGTTACTTAAATTACAATAAAAATACAGATTTTGTAGTGGATTTAGATAATATATGGAAATGGATGGGGTTTAGTCAAAAAATAAGAGCTTCAGAATTATTAGAAAAACATTTTACTATTAACATTGATTACAAACTTGTTCTCTTTTTAGAGAAAGCAAGTGTGAATCAGGAAAAAATAAAATCAAGCGAAGAAAAATGGGGCGGTCATAATAAAAAAACTATTTTACTAACAATCAAATGTTTCAAGTCAATGTGCTTGAAAGCGCAAACAAAAAAGGCATCAGAGATTCACGAATATTATATGAAAATGGAAGAAGTTTTACATGACATTGTTGAAGAAGAGACTGATGAATTACGGTTACAGATAGAACAAAAAAATAATATTATTTTGGAAATCAAAGAAACATCAGAACAAGAAAAAATTAGTTTACAACAGGCTAATCAAAAGACATTGGAAACAGCTACTATTTTTCAGTTTCCTGTAAACACTGAATGCATTTACATTGGAACAATTGACAACACAAATGCGGCCAATGAAAAATTAATTAAATTTGGACATACAAACGACCTAAAACAACGATTAAGAGACCATCGTAAAACATATGATAATTTTCAATTAATTACTGCATTTAGGGTTCAAAATAAGATAGAAATAGAAGGATTAATTAAATCATCTGTTAAAATCAAACGCCAAATTCGTCACATTGAAATCAATGGTAAAAATAAGTTGGAAATAATTGCTTATGATTTAACTAATTTTACTATTGAGAAGCTGACTAGCTATATAAATGAAATTATTCATTCCAAAACATACAGCATAGATAATTTTAATAAACTAATTATAAGAAACGAAGAATTGGAAGAGAGAAATAGGGAATTGGAAAAAGAGAATAGAGAATTAAAGGAACAAAAATCAATCAAAATTTTAAGTAAATCTAAATCAGCAATCACTAATGCTGAAACTCAATTTGTTTATGTGCACGATTATAAGTCTATTCCTGCTGCTGCTATTCCTGCTGCTGCTATTCCTGCTGCTATTGTTGAACCTGATTCTGATTCTATTTCTGATTCTATTTCTATTTCTGATTCTATTCCTATTTCTGATTCTATTCCTGATTATATTCCCGATGACAAAATAACTGTTTTTACAACAGCTAAAGCATCTATTTTAACACCTGATTTAATCACTGATAATATATATGTGGGAAAATTTAATGAATTTATTGATACAATGTGCATTGTTAGATTTGATGTGGAAGAGACATCAGTTGATATGGAAAGTCAACTGAGAATTTGGTTGAAACAAAAACCACAAAAAGAAGTATTTCACGCATTTAAACAATATTTAGATACTAGATTTAAATCAATAAGATTCAATAAAAAAAGAGGACAAGAAATTCAATATGTTCATGGTTACAAAGGTCTCAAATTGAAACCAATTGAATATAAAAAACAATTTATAGGTAATGCAGTTGAAACATTTTTATTTGAAATGTGCGAATTTTCACCAAGTGGTAAGGTTTTTAAATCATGTTTATTAAATGAATATAAAACGTGGAATATCACATTAAATAAGGCTACAACAGTAGAAAATGTAAGGGAATTAAATGACTACTTGTTCACATGCGATTACGTTGTTAAATCTATAATATGGTCTGATGGTGAAAGTAATGAAGGATATTATGGTATATCTTTAAAAACAAAAGGATATACCAAAAAATTTACTGGAGTAACAGGTAAAAAGGTGGAAAAAGTTGAACTGACTACGGGATATGTTTTGCAGACATGGGATACCGTTGCAAAGGCAGCTGTAACTGAGCACCTAACTTCTGCAAAAATGTCTAGAGGTATTAAAGATAAAACAACATTTAATGATTATTATTACCGTTTCCACCTTTCTCTATAGTATCCCGAAGGGATACTATAGCAAAGGTGGAGCCAAACATTTTATCTACTAGAAACAATTCAAATACTTATTGCAATAATTCAATAACTTATTGTAACTATGTTTGCCTCCAGCTTTGATTTTCGCTATAGCGAAAATAGAAAGGTGGATTAGGTGGAAGCGAAGGGCCCGCTAACCAGTTCTGACCTGCCATAATCTGACTTACCCACAACCACATTGTCGCCATCAAATAGCTCTGACCTGATATCCGCCACAGAAATTGTTTCACTTTCGTTTCCGGTTGTTAATGCCTTCTCTTGACTACTACTCGTATTAGCAATACCAATTAGATTACCCTCCGCATCAATATCCTGCGTAATAGCGGAACCGTTCTTCTCCGCATTCTTCTTATTTTCATCAATCGCCTTCTGCTTTGTCTCCTTTACACGTGACTCAAATGCATTCTTAGCAGAAGACTCATTTTTCTGCTTCTCTTGCGCCAACTGATTCAGCTCCTCCTCCATATATTCAACCTTTCCCGTCTTGTAAGCCTCAGGGTCCCACGGCAACCACGTGCCGACAGGTCCGACAAAAATGTCAAAACTTGGGTCAACTTCTCTTAGCAACTTTGCTCTCATTTCTGCCTCTTCTTGTGACCCAAAATGACCGCGAGACTTGAAACCACGCACAGTTGTTTGAAAATTATACTTGATATTGAACTTCTTTTCAAGCTCATCCTCCTCCTTATCTAGGAAGGTCTTGTAGTCGTCTTCAATAGATGAGCTGACAATAAGGTCACGTTCCTCCTTTACGAAACCCTCATAATCCTTCATGACATCCTCAAAGGTCAACTTGTATTTAAAAGAAAGGAAATTGATAAATTGATGGAACTTTTCCATTGATTTAGAGAATTCCCATCTCTTTAGGAACTCTTCAAATAAAAACATCTCTTTTTGCTTTAGAATTTTCTCGGGAGTGATAAAGGAAAAACAACCAAATGTTTGGCCGGCAATTGCCTTATCAACGTCAAGCAAATCAACGTATTTAGGATTTGGACTGCCGTCCTTGTTTTTTTGTCGTTCTGCGGTTTGCTTTTTAGCAGTTCCAGGTCCGGTTTTTGTTTTATGGCTCATTATATATTATATTATTTGAATCGTTTTAAGTGATTTTTTATTTAATTGTTATTATTTGGTTTATTGTTATTATTTGGTTTATTGTTTAAAATGTAATAATTTATTATTTTCTTATTATTTTATATAAAGATGGGAATGTTTGATGTGTCTGAACTCATTAAGAGATTCATTAAGTATTTTGTTGAAGGTCTTATGGTAGCAATTTGTGCTTTTGCCATTCCTAAGAGGTCACTAAATTTGGAAGAGATTGCTCTGCTTGCGCTCACAGCTGCGGCGACTTTTGCCATCTTGGACACATATATCCCTAGTATGGGTGTGAGTTCGCGTCAAGGTGCTGGGCTCGGAATCGGGTTTAATTTGGTTAAATTTGGGTTGTAAATATAATATGACGCGATGTCTTTAAGTTGTTTTAAATAAAATAAATATATATATTCATTTTTGTATATATATTTAGTATGTGTGTTTTTAAATATTAACATATAATAAAAACTATATATAATGCCATTAGAACCTGCTGTATTTGGTGATAATCTTGATGCAAATACTACAACAGATATTGATAATTTTTTAGACGAACAATATGGAAACCCACAGATAGATGAAAATGCACAGATAGATGAAAATGCACAGAGAGATGAAAATAAAAATCATTTAAAAACTTATATAAAAGATTTTATAAATGATATAAATGATATAAATGATATAAAATATATAGAACAAAATAACAAGGATGAAAAATAAAAGAAAAAATGAAAGAAAAAATATTTGTGATAATAAATGAAATGATTAAATTTATTAGAAGTTATGATATTAGAGGTCAAGAAAGTAATGATAATAATTCAATATCGGAAAATGATGATATAAATAAATTTTATATTTATTTTTCAGAAATAGCACAATCATTGTCAGATATTTTATTTAATGAGCAAATTGAATTCCTATTTAATAAGGAATTTGAAGAATTTGAAGATTTTGAAGAAAATTTTGATAAATTTGTTAATGCTGAATATATAAATGATTTTATCAAAATTGAAAAAAACGTATTCAATGACCAAAAATATAATACCGCATTACAACAATTGAAACAATATTTAAAACGAAAATTGAAACAACAATATATTTTGGGTAAATATGATGATTGGGTTAAAATGCTTATAATATCAGATGAAATGACTCTTCATTTGAATGAAATACGAAAAAATAATAATACGAATCCAATGACAGGTGGTTTATTTATAAGTCCAATTATTAAAGCTGCGTTATTAGGTTCCCTAAGTTACCTAGGTTCTGTAGCATCTGTAGAACCTACAGGTCAAGAAGTGTCATCTACTAAACAAAATGTTGGATCATCGTTGTATGTGAAATCATTATTACCCGATACACCAAAAATGAATGGACCACAACTAACTTTTTTAAAAAGAGATGAATATTTAGAACCTTCATTAAGAAATTGTTGGGGTTCTTGTCTTTTGCTATCTAACATGATAACAAATATTCCTAAATATATGTATAGAGTTCTTGAGAGTCATATGTTCGCAACATTTAAAATGTTAAATGCAGCAAATGCACCAAAAGATGTGAGTCAAAGTGTAGGAAATCCGGCAGGGAAACCAAGTTTTCAAATGGTAGATGCCATATTTGATGCGAAAGTTTTAGAAGGCACTAAAATTAACCCTAATTCTGATAAAGTAATTAAATTTCGCCATTTTACACTGGTAGATGCATTAAATATTACACGTGAATGTATTCAAGCTCCTCCAAGACCATTTGGAATTGATAATTACACGTCTCCAATAAATGTTAAAAAATTTTATGCAAATTTTCTGCAAATAAAGTCAGAAGAATTTATTAATTTTGCAGAAACAAATGCAAATGTTACAGGTTATGTATCAGGTAACCATATTGTAGTTACAACTGGTGTTCCAGAACATGCTGTTACATTAAGCATTCATATGTGTCTTGATGGTATAGTAAGAAATGCTGTAATTGAATCAAATAGTCTATACTATGCAAACCTGTTTAATAATTCTATGGCAGTAGATTTTACTGATATGGCAACTGTTATTAAATGTCAACCTGGTTATTTTTATAAAGAGGTTAATAATATAACGAATGAAAATGAATTTTATGATATACCATTCAATATAAAGCCAGGTTCTTTAACTCAAAAAGAAAAAGACCTCTATAAGTTTCAAAAGGGAGTTGTTGTAGAAATTGAAGCTAATGATGAAGGATTTGTTTTAGCATATCTTTTTTCTGAAAAAGAATTAAATGGAACCGCATACACGATGGTCGGAATAAAAATAGCACAACCACATTCAATTACAACTCCTGTTCAAGATATTTTGTCTATATATAAATTTGATAGGTCAATATATACTAATATTTCAAATTATTTGAATTGGACAATGGACACTCGTTTATTTGTTAAAAATACTATGGATTATCGTGTAACTGAACTAAATCAAATTAATAATCTAGCTGGCAAATTATTACAAAATGGGTTTAATAATGAATTAATAAACCCTTTAGTTGCAAAGGGTAGGGTAACAAAGATTGATCCCCAGCCACCTAATTCTTTAACACGTGTTAACGGTCTATTATCAAATCCAAATAATAATCCTGAATATGATGCAAAGGAGATTCTAAGAGCCCAATTTAATTTTAAAACTGATGAAGAAATGTTTACGTATAATCCAGATAATTTAAAGACATTTTTGGAACCATATAAAAACAAACAAGTGGCAGCATCATCAGCATCCGCCGCAGTTGTAAAAGCAGCAACAGCAGCAGCAGATGCTGCAACAGCAGCAAACATAGAAAACATATATACACAACATAAGCAAGATATTGATGAGTATTTAGCAGCAGCAACAGATGCAGCAACAGCATCAATAAAAACAGCAGCAGTAGCAGCATCAGAAGCAGCAATACATCCGGATAATGAGGTTTTAAAAGCAGCAGCAGCAGAAGCAGTAACCACAGCAACAGCAGATGAAGTATATGCAGCAGAAGTTGCAGCAGCAGCAGCATTGATTCTTGATGGCAAGAATCAAATAGAAACTAATAAACTGACAGCTGGGACTGTTAGAAGAAGGTTAACCAAAAGAAGAAGGTTAACCAAAAGAAGAAGGTTAACCAAAAGAAGAAGGTTAACTAAGAAAAGAATAATAACTAAGAAAAGAAGGTTAACTAAGAAAAGAAGAAACTAATTCAAATACTTTTTACTCTTACTTCGTTATAACATTAGACTCCCTGTTTGGCTCCCAAAGCAGGCACGCGATTCCCGCAGGGATGCGGGTCTGCGAGCCTTAGGACCTTTGGATGCCCCTTAGGGGCATCATTAAAGGTGGATTTTAGACACTCGGTATAAACTCCCAATTCAACTCAACACACATTTTCTTCCACGTCTCATCTTGTTCTATAAGTTTCTCTCTATCTTTAAGTCTAGGAATGCTATCCAAGAATTGTTCTTCTCCAAGCAGCTCGCAAAATTTAAATAAAACGTAATAATAATTCAAGAAATTGACGCGATAATCGGGACACGTTTTTGCATAAGGTGCTTGAGTTTCCATAAAAAGGTTGCAAAGTGTCTCCTCTAATTCAGGTGTAAACACAGGCGGCTTAATACCCAATTTATTTTTAATAAATGCTATATGTTCGTAATATTTATTAAACCCAAGTTTCTTCAAAATTTCCTTGGTTTTATGGTGTGTAAGCGCATCTAAACAAATACGCTCCTTTTTGATTTGTAAATGAATCTGGTCAATAACATCTTCCGGAATTTGCGTCGTCTCCTTGCCTTGAAATTGAGCCAAAATTTCCTTAAAATGATTGATTTTTTTGTATGCATAGAAGCACACCTCTTTGGGAGGCTCTTTGTAAGACGGTTTTTCATTTTCAATTAGATAAGGAATACTGACGGCGCAAATATTGCAAATCAAGACGCCTTCATCATCAAGTGGAATAAGCTCACCTTTATAACAGTATTGACAAATATCAGTGATGCGAACAAACGAATTCATATCAAGAAAGGATTCATCAATATTGCATAAATATTTTTGCACTATATTTTTATTAATATTGTCTGTATTGCTTTTTTCTGGTTCCACAATTGGAATCTTAAAAAAGTTGCATAATATTTGATTTTTGGTTCCAATGTTAGAGCTAGAGTTAGAGTTAGAGTTAGAGTTAGAGTTAGAGTTAGTTTTAGAGTTAGTTTTAGAGTTAGTTTTTGAACCGGAATCAACATTAGTAATATTTTTTTTGTTTTCAAAGTATTCAAAAACATATTTGGAGTTATTAAGAAGATAATTTTTTTTCTTATAATTAAGGTCCTTAATTGTTTCATCAATTTCAACAATTCGGTCCTTTATTTCCATAATTTGTTCAATAGAAAAACTGTTTTTATCAGATAGCTGATTTTTAAGAGTCAGCTTCTCTAACTTTAAATTTGGAATCAACTCATCCTCGTTTTTAGCAAACTCATTGATAAATTCATTATGTTTTCCATCCAATGTGGTTGTATATTTTTTACAGATTTTAACTTTTTTAGTTGTTTTTGGCTTAAAACTAGGCATGTAATATAACTAACTAATATTTATTTAATTAGAAATTTGTGTAAATACTTAATTCCACCTTTCTATTTTTGCTATGCAAAAATCAAAGATGGAGCCAAATAAACGAACAATACAGATATAATAGTAACACAAACAAATGATTTGTTCTATAAGGAAACCACTGAAACAAGTAAAAGGAGGGGTCTCAGCGAAGCAAGAGGGGGAACTACGTTCCCCTAAAAATAAAACATTAAAATGTTAATATAATGGATAAAAATAGCGATAGTAAAAATAGCAACGAAACTTGTATTCTCTCCGAAATCGGTTCTAGCCAAATTGAGATTGATAAAATAAAATTTCAGAAAATGTGTTTCCTATTTAATGCTTTAGAGAGCGGGTGGTCCATCAAGAAACGCAGCGAATCATATATTTTTACAAAGAACCATGAAAATAAAAAAGAAGTATTTGATGAGTCATATTTGTCCATATTTATGAAGGATAATATCAACATTAATAATTTATTATCGTAATTTGTGTAGGTAGGCTTTAAATGTGTTTATATATTTAATTAAATTAGAATCTAAAAATATATTTTCTTTAGGAATAATATAAAATGGGAGGTGGTTTAATGCAATTAGTAGCTTATGGCGCTTAACAACTTGGGCGTCAACAGTGAGCTGCTATTATGGGTCGTATGTCTCCATAATGGAAAAAACAGTGTAAATATACGGATTGATTTAGGATCAATCATATAACTCGCTAGTAAATCCACCTTTCTCTCTATCATCCCGAAGGGATGATATAGCAAAGGTGGAGCCAAAAATAATATTGTTGTGAAACTATTTAGACTCATATGAAACTATCACAACAAATTTGGCTCTACCTTTGCTTTTGATAGGCCGAAGGCCTATCAAAAGATAAATGTAGATTTGCAAGATTGTCAAATTGCGGGAACTTTCTTAGAGCTTTAACTACTTCTTATTTATGGTGACATAAATAATACCATAGGGTAATGACCAGTGGCATAGTAAAAACGTTAAAGATTGAATAATCCGCAGCCAAGTATCTTATATCGTCCATCTTTGAAAAGATGGAGGCAAACTTTTTGCTTCTATTTTTCAAAGGTAATAAACCATTTTTTTATTGGTGGAAGCAGATATAAGATAAAGGTTCAGAGAGTAGACGGCAGTCGGAAATTAATGATGGTTTTAGCTAAACCTGAAATTTCTTAAGGTGTATTCCGACCCTATTAGAAATAATAGGGGTCATCGCAAGATGTTTACCTTAAAAACCTGTAGGGTAGAAAAACATCAGGGAATATCGAAAAAATAAGATATTCATAAAGCCTTTTGTGGCTCCTTTTAGGACCACGGATGTTAATCAGGGATTTGTTATGTTCCCCATCATAAACAAAAGAATAACCCTGGTAAGAAAATCAAACTGCTTGAAACCCCTAAAACTTATTCTACTAAACAATTTTTGTGAGAAAATTGCGGCCAAGACAAAGACCTTGGGTATAGTAAAAATGAATAAGATGATTTGTTCCGAAAGGTGCAAAGAAATGGGCAATGAGCATCCAAGCTTCTTTAAATCAAAAAATAAATACTATTTAAAACAATATAAATATTGTAACATATGATATAAAATGGAGACCGCTAATGAAGTAAAAAATAAAAAAAAACCAATTTTGATTAAATGTGATAAATGTTTAAAAGAAAAGGTGTTTAAAGATATTGTTACAAAGACAGAAAAACAAAAAAAGGAATATTATAAAAAAAAAATCTGTCACGAATGTTTTCAAACATTTGAAAAGGAACATAAATTAAAAGAACACTCAAAGGGTTTAAATTACAGGATAAAAAAAACATTAGCATGGCGTTTAAGACATATTCTCGTTAAAACAAATAATACAACAACAATGACTTATATAGGATGCAATATTCAATATGTAAGAGAATGGTTGGAGTATAATTTTACAAATGAAATGAATTGGGATAATTACGAAACATATTGGTCAATAGACTATTCAATCCCAGTTTGTAAATTTGATTTAACTATTGAAAACGAGAAATATAAATGCTGTAATTGGTCAAATTTAATACCAGTCCAACAAAATGTTACAAATAGTATTCACACTTTGGCTCCACCTTTTAGCGTAGCGAAAAAGGTGGAACAATTAGAAAAATTTAAAGAAGAAGGTTCAACGACTAAATGGTTTTCGAAGGAATTTATATTAAATAAAGAACTAGTTTTAATGAAAGAAAATATATAGATTCCTTTTAAGATATAGTCTACTCCTTATTGAAAGATAAGGTAGAGGAATTGTACAGGAAATCCTCAGATCACCTTTTGGAAGGTGACCTACAGACGTTACACAAACTTTGCGATTGAATCAATTGAGCAAACGTTTAACGGGCAGGCTGACTTCGGTCGTCGTGTCCAGTGCGTGATCAGCCGAAATGGTGATTTGGCTTACCGCACATATCTTCAGGTGACTCTTCCTGAAATCAACCAAATGATGGGTGTTGCGTCCTTCGCGACCGGAAATGGTTCGGGTGTGTATGCCCGTTGGTTGGATTTCCCTGGTGAGCAAATTATTGCCCAGGTGGAGGTGGAGATTGGTGGTCAGCGAATTGATCGTCAATATGGTGACTGGATGCATATCTGGAACCAGCTCACCATGACTGCTGAGCAACAGCGTGCTTACTTCAAGATGATTGGTAACACAACTCAGCTCACCTTTATCACAGATCCCTCTTTCGCTGAGGTTGATGGACCTTGTGACTCTATGGCGCCCCGTCAGGTGTGCGCGCCCCGAAATGCTCTTCCTGAGACTACTTTGTATGTGCCTCTCCAATTTTGGTTTTGCACAAACCCAGGATTAGCTCTTCCCCTTATCGCCTTAAAATCTGCAGGGCAGAAAAGCACCCAGCCCAAAACAGCAAAATTATGTTTTGGGAAAAATCTGTTTGAGAATTTGCATAAATCTCAGGTGCTAGTTGTGTATTGTAATATTTGGATTGATAAATCGCCGAGTTTTCAGCGACTTATCAATCCAAACAAGTACACAGCGACAAGACCAAATTGCGAGAAGTTCCTAAAGATGTAAAAAATAAATGTTAATATTAAAAGAACTTAAAAATATAAGTGTAATTAATGGAAAAATGAAAATATGTTGTAAATGTAAATGTGAAAAACAAATTGAATCATATGGTAATTTAAAAAATTCACCAGATGGTTTAAGATATGATTGTAAAGATTGTCGTAAAGAATATAATATGAAAAATAAAGCTAATATTCAACTTAAAAATAAAGAATATTATGAAATTAATAAAGCAAACCTTCTTATTAAAAATTCGGAATATAGAATTTTAAACAAAGAGCAAATATTAGTTCAAAGACAACAATACAGAAATAAAGAAGATGTAAAATTACATGTCAAAGAAAAAAATAAAGAATATTTACCTATTAAAAAAGAAAAAATTAAAGAAAGGAGAAAGAATGATGAATTCTTTAGACTTTCTGAAATTTTAAGAAGCAAATTTAATAGAGCGATAAAAAGAAATAAATATTCGGAATTTTTGGGCTGTGATTTACAATTTTTAAGATGTTGGATTGAATATAGATTCAAAAGTGATATGAATTGGAATAATTTAGGAAAGCTATGGCATATAGATCATATTCTTCCTATCAATTGCTTTGATTTCACAAATAACTCCGATATCAAAATATGTTTCCACTGGACAAATTTACAACCATTATATGCAACAGAAAATATTTCAAAATCTGATAAAATATATTTTCACCATTATTTTAATAATTTTATATCTGTTTTTAGATATAATTCTTTTAATAAAAAATTTATGGGCTACCAAGCTGTAAGCGAAAGTTTACAGTGGCTGAGAAAAACAACCTCAGGTATGGTAAAAACGCCACATATGAAAATTTCTTCCTTGTAACAAAGGGAGAAATGAGAAATGGATAATTCGCAGCCAAGCCACTAACTCCGCCTTTACAAAGGTTAAAGGATATGTGGAAGGTTCAACGACTAAACGGTTTTGGGTCTGAAAGAATTAAAAACTCTTGATGATGGCTTAAGATATAGTCTATTCCCTATAAATAATAAATACACCGAAAGGTGGGGTAACCGTGATGTGCAGTATCACGAAGTAAAAATTAACCTTGATATCCGTCCTATTGACGAGTGTTTGTGGGCTGTTACCACATTGAGCTGCAACTCTGGTGCCGGAACTGCGGCCAGCCAGTATGCCCCTGGCCGCCCTGTGCCTGCCGCTATTGCCTACAATCAGTCACTTGTGGCTGCTTCTCTGTATGTGGACTATATCTTTTTGGACACCGATGAGCGTAGACGTTTTGCCCAAAATCCTCACGAATATTTGATAACTCAGCTTCAGTTCACCGGCGATGAATCGGTCGGGTCGTCAAGCAACAAAATAAAACTCAACTTTAATCACCCCGTGAAGGAGTTGATTTGGGTAGTGCAGTCTGACCAAAATGTGGATTATTGTTCCGCTTTGGTGTGCGACGCCCTTTTGTTCAAGGTTCTCGGTGCTCAGCCCTTTAACTACACAGACGCGATTGATGCCCTCCCCAACGCTATCCATGCGTTCGGTGGCCCCGCTGCGATTGCTGGTAACGCTAACTCCTACATTGATGCTCGTGGTCTCTTTGAGGATGCTGGTGCTTTGGACTATGACATTCCTACCGGTTTCACTGGATACTGGAATGGACCCCAAAATCCTTACAATGAAGTTAATTTGGGCGGCCCTGCTGTCCCAGTGTCTACTCAGACTTCGGGCACGATTGATGCGTCTATCCTTGCCCAGCTTAAGGATTTGTCCACCAATGGACACATGGATGGCTCCACTGTCTCTGATGCCGGCACCTTCGTTCTAAGCGAGGGCTCTTTGGATATGCATTGCTGGGGACAGAACCCCGTGGTGACTGCCAAGTTGCAGCTCAATGGTCAGGACCGATTCTCTGAGCGAGAGGGTTCTTACTTCAGCTGGGTGCAGCCCTTCCAGGCGCACACACGTTGCCCTGATGAGGGTATTAACGTCTACAGCTTTGCATTGAGGCCTGAGGAACATCAACCAAGCGGCACGTGCAACTTCTCGCGTATTGATAACGCGACACTCCAACTTGTGCTGTCAAACGCCACAGTTGAGGGAACAAAAACCGCCAAGGTGCGTGTTTATGCTACAAATTACAACGTAAAAATTCTTAGTGCGTTGAAAAGTTACCTACAAAGACAAAGTGAGCTCTTGTCTTTGACCAAAATAGTAAGGCACTCACAAAATATGCTTGTAGCTAGTGGAATCGCTTGTTTTTGACTAAAAAGCATTCTGCAAAATACCTTGTTGTTCGAGAAACCCCTTAGAGCCTTTTATACCAAGTGCTTTTCCGAAAGGAAAGCATGGCGGAGACTACACTCCGGTATGGTAATAATTAAAAGGATTGGGCAACTCGCATGCTTACTACCTAATTCCGCTATGATAGGAAATGGTAGGGCGTCAGAGACTGAACTGGTATTGGCTGTTGATGAAGGATTAATCATCCAGAGACAGCTTAAGATACAGTCCATCCACTAGGGAAACTTAGTGGGTTCATAATTGGCTAAGAATTATGTCGGGGATGGGGGGATTAGCATACAGTAATTAAATAAAGTGAAATATAATATTTCAATTAGAAACGACTTAAAGACATTTAATATTAATTATTTTAATATTAAATTCAAATGAATTACATACAGAAATTGTAATTAAATGCACTCATGAAGAACCATTATTTCGTGCAAGTGATATAGGAATAATATTAAATATTTCAACTATCAGAACTATAATTAGAGATTTTAATAATACTGAAAAGGTAGTGCATAGTATGCACATCCTTGGTGGTTTGCAAAAAGTAACATTTACTGAAAAAGGATTATATAAATTATTATTTAAATCTAGAAAACCTATTAGGTCAATATAGTGTGTAAAGTGTGAACACTTATATTAAAGTATACACACTTTACAAGCGAATTGTGGATACTTAAATATAACCCAAAACAACTTAAAGACATCGCATTATTATATAATATAAATGGACATTTTGAAGGCATTTTCTCTCTTAGATACCGAGTATCAAGTTAATATTCAAGGCACATTGGAAGACCCTCTGTTTCAGGCGAATCAGATTGGGAAGTTATTAGGGATTGTAAATATTCATCATAGCTTAAATAATTTTGACAATGAAGAAAAGGTTTGCCTTGCTACGGCAACCCTTGGGGGAAAACAAGAAATTATTTTTTTAACTGAAACAGGTCTTTATAAATTATTAGGTCAATCAAGAAAACCCATAGCTAATAAATTTCAAAAATGGATGGTTTCAGTTTTAAAGGAAATTCGTATAAATGGTATATATAAATTGAAACAAGACAAAGAAGTTGATAAACAATTATACCAACATAAATGTGAATTATCAACTCATAAAACATTATTAAAGGCTTATGATAAGAAAAATTTGGTTTATATTTGTAAGTTTAATAAGGTAAATGATAAATTTGTAATAAAAATAGGTTCTACCCAGGATATTAAAGAACGACTCACTAATATTTCCAATACATTTGATTGTCAAGAACCATTATTATTGGATATTTTTGAGAACAATAATTATAAAAAGTTTGAACGAAAAATACATCATAATCCAAATATTTCACAACATTATGAAAAAGTATTTAAAAAGGATGGAACCGTGTCAAGAGAAACATATTTAATAAATGAAGAAATTTATCATATTTTTATTGGTTTAATCAATCAAATTAAAGTTGAATTTACACCAATAGATGGTAAAGAAATTGAGGAATTAAAATTAATGCAACAGGATAAACAAATAAGATTATCGGAATTAAAATTACAACATCTACAAGTTGCACTTGAAATGAAAAGAGTTGAATTAGAACTGCAACAACATAAATTTATGAAAATAAATGAAATTAAAGAATTTCAACCAGAAGAGGATGATTTAGATGAAGACGTAGATGTAGAAGAAGATGATGAAGTAAATGCAGGAAAAGAAGTTGACATTGATGTTCAACAAGAACCTAACTATATTAAAAAAAGAAATAATGGAATCAATACACCCAAAATATATCAATATAATCCAGATGATTTAAAGAATCATATTAAAATTTACGATAGTCCATCTGAATTAGAGAGAAGTAATTGTCAAATCTCATTAGCTGCATTAAAACGTGCGTCACAAAATAATTCTATTTACAAAAATTATCGCTGGCTATATGTGAATCGGTTAGAACAACCTCCAGAGCAACTTTGCGACACAGTGGCAACAAAATTTAAATCACATGAAATCAGATACATAGCTATGATTGATATCAAACAAACAAAAATATTAGCTGTATTTGCATCACAAAAAGAAGCAATTGAATCCAGAAATATGAAATGTAATGGATTTACACGTGCAATCCAAAAACAACATATTTCAAGCGGTCATTATTGGAACTTTTTTGATGATTGTTCTAATGCAATGAAAGCAGAATATTTAGATAATAATACATTACCAGAAAAGCTATTAAGCACATCAGGAATAAAAATACAAAAAATAGACCATATTACAAAAAATGTAATTGCTGTTTATAACACTAAGAGAGAAATTGTTAAAAAATATCAAATTTCTTATATTAAACTAAACTCACTGATAAATAATGCGACTGAAGAAGTGTATAATGGATTTATTTGGAAGAGTGTATAATATCATTGAAAACGACTTAAAGACAAATGTATATATTACTATATACAACGACGACCTTATAATGCAACAAACAAATATAGAAAAGGATAACGAAATACAACTAAATAGGTTTAAAACAGCGCCGCCAAGTCCGTCTTATATTGCAGGATTTATAGATGGAGATGGCTGCATTTTTATACGAAAAATAGCGGATGGGTATCAATCAGGAATAACAATCGCACAGTCTCGGACAAATGTATTACAAATAATTCGTTATCATTTTGGGGGCAGTATAACAGCATGTTCAACAAGAAATGATAAAACAGTTGATATAATGGATCAGGAATATATACACAAACATAATGTAAGAAACCAATATAATCTTTTAATTAGGAGCAATGAATATCAATTATTACTGGAATATATTAAAGACAGTTTTGTTATAAAACACGACAGAATAATGTGTTTATATGAAATGAATAAACTGGTGCATATTGCAAATAAGACAGATGAAAAGGAAACTTTGCATCTGTTATGCTCATCAAAAGTTATTTTACAAGAAGACAATTTTAAAAAAATTAATATTGAATATATACAAGGTTTATTTGATGCTGAAGGTTGTGTTTATATTGATAAAAATACACATAATTTTTACGTTTCAATAGCTCAAAAAAATCATCCGATTGTATTACAAGAAATAAAATGTTTTTTAGGATTTGGTAAGGTTTATAATTTTCAATTTTGTGTTAGCAAAAAGAATGATTGCTTAAAATTTATAGAACTGATGAAATCGGGTGTAATTGTAAAGTATAATCAAGTTATTGCATTTGAAACATTTTTAAATACATCTGATGCTAATATTAAAAATGAAATGTATAGAATTTGTAATAAAGAAAAACATAAAATAGAACATTTTACTGATTTAAATCAAAATGAAGAAGGTAAGGAAGGATTTCAAGAAACTATAGCTGTTAAAGAAAATAACAAATTAGTTTGTAAAGAAATAATATTAAAACAAGTATATAAGGATAAATCTGAAAAAATGACAGGAATTGGAAATCATAATTTTGGCAAAGAATTTTCGGAGGAACATAAGAAAAAAATGTCAGATTCAATTCGTGACGCAAAAGGAGGTGTTAGTGATGAAACTATAATAGAAGTGAGAAAACTTTTTGAAGAAGGTAAAACAAATATTGAAATACAAGAATTGTTACAGTTATCAAGACACAATGTTACAAGAATAAAATGCGGAAATATTATTTGTAGAACAGAAGAAAAAATAGAGAAGAATAAGACAACACAAGAGGAGAGAAATATCGCCAAACGAAAAATTGCATTGGATGAAATATTCATTGTGCTTGATAAAATAATTAAAAATGACCCTCCTACTGTAATTTTAGATTTCTTAAATAATAGACGACATAGTTATAAAAATTATACCAATCTAACTGTAGATATTATAAAAAATATTAAACGCACTATTAGTCAGAGTCCAAGCAAGCTGCCATTTTATCCATCTGAAACAACTGCAGAAATTTATGAATATTACAAATCCACCTTTGACCCTGAAAGTCATAAGTTAACGGAAGTTTCAACGAAGTAAGTTGGCTCATTATTCCACCTTTTAAAAGGTGGAGCCAAATTTATATTCAATTAATATAAAAATTGAATATAAACTCTTCTTCATAATATAATATAATATAACTATTACATTATGAATACTAAACAACAATACAATTATGAATATTTACAACAATTTTGTGATGAAAATAATATTACATTATCAAAAGATTATTCACAAGAAAAAATTACGTCTGAAACTATATTAAACTCAATGTGTAAAATATGTAATTTTTCATTTGAAAGAACATTTAAAAGTTTATATATAGTCGGACAATTATGTAATAAGTGTAAAGTTATAGAGGCAAATAAAAAAAGAAAAAATACAACTAAAATAATTTATGGTGTTGAAAATATATCACAATCACAAAAAATAAAAGAAAAAAAAGAAGTTACTACATTTACAAATTATGGTGTTAAAAATCCATTTCAAAATCAAGAAATTAAAGAAAAATCAAAAGAAACATGTTTAGAAAAATATGGTGTCGAATATTCCACACAAAATCAGGAAATTAAAGAAAAATCAAAAGAAACATCATTAAAAAATTGGGGGACAGAACATCCATCACAATGTGAAATAAATAAAGAACAACATAAACAAACATCATTGAAAAATTGGGGAGTTGAATATCCCACACAAAGTGAAGGGTTTAAAGAAAAAGCGAAAACTACTTGTTTAAAAAATTGGGGTGTAGAACATTCTTTCAAATCGCAAGAAATTAGAAAGAAATCAAAAAAAACATGTTTAGAAAAATATGGTGTCGAATATCCATCACAAAGTCAAGAAGTTCAATTGAAAAATAAACAAACATCATTAAAAAATTGGGGGACAGAACATCCATCACAATGTGAAATAAATAAAGAACAACATAAACAAACATCATTAAAAAATTGGGGAGTTGAATATCCATCACAAAATGAAACAATAAAAAATAAAAAAATATTAACATCTTTAGCAAATTATGGTGTTGAATATCCTATGCAAAATGCTGAACACTCTGAAAAGGTTTCTAAAAACTCTTATAAATCAAAAGATTACACATTACTATCAGGTAATATAATAAAAATACAAGGCTATGAAAATTTTGTATTAGATGATTTATTTCAAAATGAAAATATACTAGAAGAAGATATTATAACAAACAGAACTCAAGTGCCTGAAATATGGTATTTAGATTCTAACAATAAAAAACACAGATATTATGTAGATGTATTTATTCCATCACAAAATAGAATGATTGAATGTAAATCTACTTGGACTATGAAAAAAGGTATTGAAAAAGAAAATGTATATTTAAAACAACAAGCGTGTAAAGATGCGGGATATTTATGTGAAATATGGGTTTATAACGCAAAAGGTGAAAAAGTAGAATGTATATTATAACAAATTAAAACATAAATAATATTCATCAGTATATAAATATGGAACCAAACAAATATAAAGAAGGTTATAATAAAAAGAAAAAAGAGAGACGTGAATTAAAACGCACCGATAAACGCACAGCTACAGGAGAAGAAGTTATTTTTATTTTTGAGAAGATTTTGGAAGGATGGAAAACAATCAAGATTTTTAATACTATTAGACAAACAAATCCAGCTTCCACAATTGATAAGAAGAAGGTAGAGTCAATCGCTACAGGGAACTGTAAAGTGAATCATTCTGAATTAACTTCTGAAAAATTTGATTATTATTTGATGTTAAGAGAGAAGGTGTATGAATCCCGTAAACGTATTGTCTTAGAAGTAACTAAATAAGTAACTAAGTAACTAAATAAGGTCTAAGTCTAAAGTGATTTATAAAAAATAATATAAAAAAATATTTTATATTATTTGTAAATGTTTTCTATTTTTCCGATTTAGAATTCTTGTTCCTCCACTTCTTCCTCCTCCAAGTCTAAGTCTAAGTCCAACTCTTCTTCCTCTGAATAGTTGTAACTATTGCATTCCGGGTCCCAAACAACACTTTTGCTATTAAACAGAATGTTCATATTTATTACTTCCGGCTTTTCTTCTGAAGGCGTTTTTCTAAACAGCATTTTAACGTGTTCATCGTCACGAAATCTGGCACTATATTCTTGCTGGATATTATTACGTCCAATGCGACCTAAAGCCTGAATGATTTTCTCCTGAGTTAAAGCCAAATCCTTGCTCAGATAGCCGTGACAAAACTGATAATTTGTCCCGTAAATGTAGTCGCCATCCGCAATAATAAGGAACAACTTTCGTTCATCTGCAAGTCGCTTCATAATTTCAGTGTATTCAATGCTTTCGTGAGTTGTAAACACACCGATGCCGAGTAATAACAATATTTTCCAACAGTCATCAACATCTTCCAAAATCATGATTGCAATAATATCAATGTCATCAATATCGGAAGTGAATGCGGTTGTCGTTTTCAAAGTTTCTGCCCATTTGGCCTTATGTGTTTTTTTATTGGGAATAAATAGCTCATTTAGTGTTGCCGTTTTTATCATCTGTCTTAAAATGGCCAGTTCTTCAACGATTTTAAGGATATCCTTATCCTTAGTTTTGTCCATTTTTGAACCTGCTGCCTTTTCCTTTCGTTTGCTTTCTTTTTTATCACTAGAAGATGAGTCACTTGAACCCATTAATTTTTCCTGCATATTTTCTAAATCGGCTTCCAGTGTGGAAATCTTTTTATTTACTTTGTTATTGAAGTCAATCTTTCCTTGAATTTCGCTCATTACGGATGCGGGAATATTGGCCTGTTGAACGCAAAACTTGGCGATTTTAGTTACATCTTTTGCTAAGAAGATTGTTGGACCATCTGTTAAAGTATATGCATCTTTTGTTGTGACGTAGATGCCGTTGATTCCTGTATCTAACGTCGGTGCAACCTCTGCAACCGATGTCTCTGTAGATGCAACCGATGTAACCGCTGTCGCTGCAACCGCTGTAACCGCTGCAACGTGTTGCACTGATGCAGTTCTAGTAAGCTCTGCGCCTCCTTTAGGAGCCTTTTTTGTATAAGATTCCACACTTACAGACTGTTTCAGTCTGGTGCCCTTGGTATCAATCGTATTGTTTTCCGGAACCTTTTTCACTCTTATTTTCATAAAGTGTAAATGAATTTGCGGCCACGATTCAGGAATAACATTCTTTAATGCCTTTAAATACTGCAACTTGACTGACTGCATATTGATGTCGTGAACTGTTGCGAATGTTCTGTTACACTTACCTGAACCTTTTACAAGGTCATGTTCTTCCACATATAAGATAAACGCTGCAGCTTCTTTCAAGTCAAAGTAACGAAGCAGCGTCATATTTGCTTCACAATTTTCTATAATACTTACCAATTCTTCGTAACTATCAGTAATAAAGTGCGGCATTACGACGTAACCGTTGTTATTAATAATAGGTATAGTTTTGCGACAGTCGTGACTAACAATGCTGTGAACAATTGGCTGTCTAACAACAACAGTAGCTTCACATTCTTCATCTATAGTAACAAACCTAAAGTTTGCGAACTTTGCATTGAAATCCGCAATAGTTTCATCAAGTTCATATAACTTAGGAAGGGTTGCAGAAGACAACACGACATTTGGGATAAGATTATTGGCCCAATTTGCTTTAATAATTGGATGCAGTTCGTGTTCTGCATAGTCCATCGTGATAGTGGGTTCATCCCAATAAGTAATGATATCTTCCGGCTTATTGAAGGCTATCATATAATACATTGCAGGCAAATAGGAGCGGATGTCGCATATTATTATTTCCACTTTGTCACCAACAGAGTTATCAACCTTTCTGATGCGACCGCTGCGTTTATCTCTTGTGAAGTCTTTGGCTGCGAAATAATGAAGGCGAATATCGTCAGCTGAACTGCAACCAAATGCGAATGCAATGCGTTTGTTGATTGAAATAGCTGCTCTGGCTAATGCAACCCCTACGTGTCTTGCAGCGCAAACAAATATAATCTTTTTGGCTTCGGAAAGTCCAAGAGGTGTGAGCGTTTTTCCTGTTCCTGTTGGGGCGATATATAGGACTAATTTAGGATTTGGTTGTTTCATTGTGGCGAAGATTTCCTTTTGATGCTCGTATAATGATAAATCGCCGTATTTTAGTAGGCTACTGTTGCGTTCAATGTATTCATATGAATTACGAACGATGTCTAATAGGTTTACAAATCGTTCTAGGTTTTCTAACACAGTAGAGCAAACTAAGGTTACGAACTGATTCAACTTTTCTATATTATTGAGCATCAACTTGCTTAGAGTGAAGTAATTCAGCTGCCAATTCAAATTACCGCGGGCCTTTAGATGTAGCATTTGTTCCAGTTGTTTTAGCAGAAGGAATTCATATATTTCAGTAGTTGATTCGTTAATGAGGTCCGAGCGATTCATACGAATTTGGTCACTGCTTTTAAGTTTCACGATATGGCCGACACGAATGTTGCAAATACGTTCGCCATTTTCGTCTAATTCAGCGCATTTGTCGTCTGACAAATCTGATTTTGCCGGTTTGCTAAGTCTGATATATGTCAAATTATGTGCTGAAATAAGTGCTTTGATTTTGTCGGCAAAATGTTTATTGTATAGAAATTCTTCCAGTCCAGAACTGTATTCCAACTTTAGAAAGCTGAAGAGCGAATTGGTGTCATTATGGCGAATGTTTACGTTGGTAAACCCGCTAATTATTAATTGTAATATTTTCTTTTCTTCGTCGGAAACGGGAATTTCAATAGAATCCCATTCTGATTTAGATAATTTTTGTTGATTAAGTGAAGACATTTTTAGAGGCTTTAAGGTTTGTATATTAGTAATAATGTTTTATCTTTAAGTCGTTTTTATTTTTCAATTTTTTTTAGGGGAACCAAGGTTCCCCTAAAAAATTGAAATTATATAATTCTTATATAAAACAAGTTAAACGTAAATCATTAATAATCTATACAATAATAAACCGAATAATAAAAAATGTCAAATTTCACCTTGTTTTCTATTGACGGCAATATCGGTTCCGGAAAATCCACCTTATATGCATCTTTGCAGCATCTATATAAGGACAACACTGCCGTCATATTTGTTCCCGAACCTGTTTCCCAATGGGAGAAAATTAAGGATGCGTCCGGAAAGACAATGTTGCAGCTATTTTACGCCGATCAAGAAAAATATGCATTCGCGTTTCAAATGATGGCCTATATTTCGCGGTTAAGCATTTTAAGGAGAATAGTAGAAGAAAACAAAGTTAAATGTCAGAATATTGTTATCATTACAGAGCGAACTCTTTACACCGATAAATATATTTTCGCCAAAATGCTGTTTGACCAAGGCAAAATTGAAGACGTGGAGTATCAAATATATTTAACTTGGTTTGATGAGTTTTCAAGGGATTTTCCGCTGGATAATGTGGTATATGTGAAGACATCGCCTGAAAAATGTTACGAACGTGTTCACAAGAGGGCGCGAGAAGGTGAAGAAATCATTCCTTTAGCTTACTTGGAAGATTGTCATATGTATCATGAAGAGTTTTTAGACAAGGACACAGGAATCAAGGTGAATCAGCTAATAATAGATGGAAATATGGACTTGAAAGAAGGTGAAACTGCGACAATGGATGGCTGGTTGCGGCAAATTGACGCATTTATTGGATTAAGTGATTTGATTTGATTTGATTATAAAGGATAAAAATGATTGCAATAATATGTTTTTTATTAATTATGATATAAAGACTTTATATTAAGTATAATATATGTCAAATTCTGACACAGATATTGTCATTATTTGCCCACATTGCGGCGACAATGTGCTAATTGAAAAACTTAATTGCTGCATCTTTAGACACGGTTCTTTAAAATCTGATGGACAGCAAATGCAACCACATTTATCCAAAGAAATGTGTGATGCACTCTTCGCTAATAATTTAATATATGGCTGCGGAAAGCCATTTCAAATCGTTAAGGATGAAAATAATGAATTTGTTGCGATTATTTGTGGATACATTTAGGGGAACCTTGGTTCCCCTAATAACAATATAAAGATTACTTACAATACTATATAATATAATATAATAAAAACAAAATATGCCCATTAAATATGCCGAACTAATAATAATTAGAAATTTAGAAGAGGAATCTATTTTTTCTTTTGTAAAAAGGAAGTTTGGAAATGAAAATTCGGTTACTGATAATGATTCAGTAATACTTTTATTTGATGATGAAACAATATGTGATGTTAAAAAGGAATATATTGACAAACAATATGTATTTGGACCTAATGCTTACCAATTGATGTATCCAACATTCTTTAATAAGAAAGACGATGAACTCTTATTCTTCTTAAAATACCCTAATTTTGTTAACGGATTAATAACATTAAGTTTTAAAAAAATATTTAATAAAAATCCAAAATTTTTAATATCAAAAAAATATTGTTCTGAATATAATGTTATTTATAAATGTCATGGCGACGAAGTGTTTTCAATTGTAAAAAATAGCTTCAATGATATTAAACCAATATATTTGATTGCTTATGATGATAAATATTTTGATAAAAGTGATATTGTTTATTTGGTGATGCGAACATTTAGGTAGGGGAACCAAGTAAGGGAACCAAGGTTCCCTTATGATCCCTCCTTTTTTTTGGTTCTTTGGTTTTATTTTGGTTCTTTGGTTTTATTTTGGTTCTTTGGCTCCCCAATTAGGTCAGTGTTTGGCTCCACCTTTGATTTTGCGAAGCAAAATAGAAAGGTGGAAAAAATTGAAACAACTTTATTTATAATAATACTTATTTATATTATTATGAATCAACAAGAAAGTAAACTAAACGATAATAAACTAAACGATAATAAAGACAAAAAAGAAATGAATAGATTAAATTTATTTAGATGCAAGTTAGTTCCTATTGGTAAAGAGAGAACTACAGAATTAAAAGATGATAAAACCGGGCAAAATGGGAAGGTTTCTAAAGATGGGAAAGATGGGAAGGTTTCTAAAGATGCAAAGATATTTCCCATTGTCCCCCATATCCTGAATTTTGACGGCTGCAGCAAAGGCAATCCAGGTCTAGCCGGCATCGGCGCCGTCATCTATAACGAAGATCAAGAAATCTGGGCATCCAGCAAATTCATCGGCACAAAAACAAACAATTATTCCGAATATAGTGCCTTAATTTTCGGATTGCGTGAAGCTCTGCGTCTTGGAATTGAATGCTTATGTGTCCTAGGTGACAGCTTATTAGTCATCAATCAACTCAATGGGATTTATAGAGTGAAATCTGAAGACCTCTTAGAACTATACGAAGAAGCAGTGCGTCTTAAAAATCTATTCAAATATATAGAATTTAATCACATATATAGAGAGAAAAATAAGAGAGCGGATGAGTTATCTAATATAGCGCTTTTACAAGAGCCAATAAATGACGAACTATTTTATGATGACGATGAAGATTCAGTGGAAGTGGTTTTGTTAGAGGAAATTCCAATGAAACGCCCCAGTAAGCGACTTGCCAAACTAACTGCAACCAAAATTGATTCATTCTTTCCTAAACTGGTGAATCTTAAACTGGTGAATCTTAAACTCACAAATAATACAAATACAAAACAGTTTGCCTCTAAAAAGCAACCAGATAATCTAACTAATATTCTCTAACAGAAACAGATGTTGATTCAGAATAGACGGCGCCTTAAATTTCAGCAAATCCGCTTCTTTTTTTGTTGTCTGGAATAGTTCCTTACCGTAAACGTCTTGCAGCAAAAGCCATTCAAAAATGCCTCCCATATATACGTAAATATTATTAAATCCTAACGATAGAAGCTGTTGATATTTCTTGGTAACTGTTTCGTCGTTACAGTTTCTACCGTAAACGATGATTTTGATATTCTTGTTCTCTCTTATCCATTTATTTATAAGTGTTTCTTCTTTGTCAATTAAAATTGTATGCGAAATTAAGCAGGTTTGGTCGGTAGGTTGTAAAGTATTGATTAACAAAAAGTTATTATGGTTTTTAATAACTGTCTGCATGTCTTCGTAATTTATTTTTTGCATTGATTGAGAATTTCCCATTATTCGGCTTTATTTGGCTTATATATAAGTATTTAATTTATATTTAAATAAAAACGAAGCTTATTTATTTGAATATAATATATACATTTTCACCTATTTTAACAATGAAACGATAGCTTCTTTGTAACTTTTCATTAAATGTTTTGATATTTTTGTTTTATTTGTTTTCAATAATATTAATAATTCATCTAATGATTTAGTGAATTTAGTTCTTGATTCTTCATCATCGTCTTCATCACTTGAAAAATTTAATTCTGATTCTTCATCATCACAACCACAGTCACAATTTTTCCCAGAATTCTGAAATTCCCATTCAGGAATTTTAACCGAACCATTCTCATCCAACATGTTTTTTGAATCATAACCATTTTCATCTAAAAATAAATTACATTCATCATTTAATGTTTTAATTACCATTTGCTCCAATGCAACATAATATTCTTGCATTTTATATGACATAGGTGTATCACTTTTTAAACAAAATAATTTATATGTTTTAATTGTCATAACTATTTTTTCCTTATTATGTCCACCTCTACATTGTTTACATTTTATAGTTTTATCAATAGGATGCGGATTACTTAAAATTATTTTATAATCCTGATTTAAAATAAAATGTTCCTCAATAACTCTTTTAGCTCTCGCCTTTTGGTTGTATCCTAAAAAATGCCATATGTCATCTAATGACACGATAAAATCTGTTGCCTTATAATTTCTAGTCAAATCATCATTAACCAATAAAAACAATTCCTGTTTTTCATCAAGCATTGGTAATATAGTTTTATGTAAAAATCCACATTCATAAAATGCAAAATCTCGTAATTTGTTTTGCTCAAACACTTCAACTATTTCAATCAATTTCGGTTCCATTATAATTTATTATATCAATATGTCTTTAAGTTGTTTTACTCTTGTTTGCTTTTGCTTTTGGTTTTAATATCAAAAGCAAAAGCAAACAATAGTCTAACAAAACTTGACAACAATCTCCACCTTCTCCTTTTTGATGCTTTTCGTCGCGGAAATGGACAATTCTTCGCGCTTTTTTCGCGTCTTCGCGTTGTCACCTATCAATATAAGCTCCTTTCGCTTTGACGTGCTATTTCTGTTGTTCATATCCTTCTCAATGGTATCATAATTGCTCTCAATATAATCAACCACTTGATTCTCTAAAGCCCATTTGAAGAAATTTAATTGGCCGATTGTCGTTTCGATGCATTTGTCATCCTTATATGGGATACTTATTCTTTCCCATCGACAAAAAGGATCGAAACGTCTCTTACTATAGGCTTTTAGCTTCAACTTGTAGTCATCATAGACTTTAAACCGCCGCAACATATTATCCGCAGTTTGATTGATTTCGTAGAGAGTGTAAAACTTCTTGGCGTAGTTTGTAGCAAACCAGTCCACAATACGTAACGAAATCTTAGACTCTCCTGTAATAATTCGCAGCATATTGTCTAAATTTTCGTTCTTTTTCGTATCATAAAAGACTAATAAATTCCTTAATAAAAGATCATTTTGAGTTGTATAGGTTGAATTATTGCTCATTATTTATGTCTTCTTAAAAGTTGTTTAAGTTGTTTTCAATTAATATATTTAGCAACAATTAAATGAAAATCAATCAATTAAATATTATTTTAAATAAATTTTAAATAATATTTAAATAAAATAATATTTAAATAAAATAATATTTAAAATATTGTAATAAAATATAACAACAATGGATAATTTTATGAATACTTACTTTGGTCCTATTGGCAAGGAATACTGTGTCTACTTTTACGCTCTCTCTATTATCGCCGGAATCACCTTCGCGATCAGTTTGGTTTCAGCTGTAGCATTTATGGTGATGCACTTTAACAAGGTTAATACAATGTTTATCGCCAATTCGGCACTAATTGTGTTTAATACCTTTTTGGTTTACATTTCCAACCGATTGCTGCATACTATGTGTATGAAGTCGCTCTAATCCACCTTTCTATTTGCCAGGCTTTTAGCCTGGCAAATAAAAGGTGGAGCCAAAGTTTATCCACAATTGGGTTCTAAGCGAAGCGACGACAAGCGTTTAAGGAGTTGGGTTCTAATATTCTGCATCTAAAGCAGTTTCACTATTTTTATATCTGCCTTGAGTGGTGTTAGCTGGTTTTAGATACATATCTCTGACAACAATGTCATTTACATAGCTTGTTTGCTGCATAAATGGGTTCACACCTCGCTGCTGAACTTGTTCTCTCCCTGACATTTTATCATCTATTTCTTCTCTCATATTACCATTACCATTATCATTTGTAAATTCCAACGATTGACTGATTGCATTTTGCTGCGAATCATAATCCGGATTATTTGATTGAGTATCAACCTTTTCTCTTATAGCGCTTTTATAATATGGTTCCCCAAGTGTCCATTTCCAAAATACAAATGCTTTTTTCTTTCTTTCTCTCTTCTTCATTATTAAAGTTCTATTTTTAATAATGAAATAATAAACTAACAAACTAACAAACTAACAAACTAAAACAATAGTATATCTATATATCTATCCCTTCCCTAAATATCTTTAGATTCCTTGTCATAAAAAATGCATCCTTATTTATCCTTCGTCGTTTCAAATTGCATTCCAAACACGCCATCACTAAGTTACCCTTATTGTGTCCCAAATCATTATTAATTCTATCTAATGACCACTGCTTTGTCTCTCTTACAATTTCATATAATAAATAGCTTTCACAAGCACAATAATGACATTTCAACCCAGATTCAATAAGTAATTCAATAACATAACTTAAATTAATAAATTCTGTTTCATTATATTTCTTTTTGAGAACATCTTGGTGTTTATAACCATGTATTTTTGTTTTAATGTGATTTATTAATAGCTGACTATATTTGTCTTTAGTTCCCTTTAACAAAGATATTGCCTTTAATAGTTCTAATTGTTTCTCAAAAGACAAATCTGTTTCAGTTAGACCCCATGTCTCCACTTCTATTCGTTCCTTTTTCTCTCTTTTAACATACATCAAAGCATTATTAATAACAGATTCCTTTTTATTTCCTTTTATTTCAGTAAAGACAATTGTTTTCACATTTGATTCAGATTCAGATTCAGAGTCAAGTAAAGACATTATATTAAATAAAGTATTTAAATTTATATTTACAATCTCAAAAAATGTATTATTTACGTTTTTTATCCTTTAAAGTTTTTCTTTGGTTTCTTTGGTTTCTTGGGTTTTTTGGGTTTCTTGAGTTTCTTTTTCTTGGGTTTATTGTTTTTCTTCGTTTACCAGTTCCAGTTGTCTTCTTCTTTGATTGTTCCCTTCTCTCATGTAGGTCCATTTTTGTTGCCTCATCAATACTTTTGCAACAACGCGAATAAAATGAATTAGGCTCTATTGAACTGCCTTCAAGATATTCTTCATATATTTGTGACGGTGGGTCATCATCCATTTCAAATGTTCCAACAACAGTATTAATTTCAATATCAGTAAGTTGTTTTTTATTGGGTCTATTGTTTAGAATATACAATTCTTTCTTTAATATTTTTGACGCATCCTTTTAATTTTATCATTTGTCTGTGCATATTTTTCATTTGCTTTATTTTCAATATGTTCCGACTTATCACTCATTTTTATATATATTAATATATTAATATATTAATATATATAAAAAACAGATATAAATAGTTTTTATTACATATATGTTTACATATATATATATATTAATATATATATAGTAAAAAACTGAGTTAAACTCATTCCGACATATTAATATATAAAATGAATTTAGAACTAGAAATAGAAGAAATTGTCAACACTAATGATTCAAATATAAAGGACGAAATTATAAAAGAAGTAATTGTAGAATCAAATGAGCTCAAAAGCATTAAATATAAAACAATGTTAATAAATGGCATTGCAAGAACCGAACGAAAACCAGCAACTGATTTAAATGTATTAGATAAATTCCTTGAAAATGAAAAAACAACCAATTCAGTTGAGCCTTGGAATAAATTGGATAAAACTGCCAAAATAAGAAAGCTAACTATTTTTGCTGAATCCTATAGAACCGAAAACGTTCTCACTAATGAAGAGCATTCTAAATTAATGTCATTTCTAAAGGACTGTCTAGACAGAAAAAAACTCTTAAAAGTAAAAGAGGTCATTTATGATAAGGTAAATGGCGAAGTAAAAGAAATCCCTGCATTGTTTCATAACAAGCATATAAATCATTTTACACTCAAAAACAATGACAAACACGTGTCTACCACACGAAGCCTCGCACCTAAAAAGGTAAGAGGGACTGCTAAAAATGTGGAGAATTATGATTCAGATGCATCAATTTGAAATAATTCAGTCATAACTTGATTCGTTAATGCAATATATGTGTCATTGCATAACTTTAGAGCGACACCGTGTAACATACCAAAAACAATTTGAAATTTAATTATATCTTCACTTGGTCTAATTCTTACATTATCAACTATTAAATTATTATTATTAATATAATCATTTAATTCAGTCAACAGTTTAAATATATTTATTTGACTTAGTTGACCTGAAATATGGACGGTTTCATTTATGAATTCAGTGATTATATTGATTATATTATCATAATGCTCCTTTTCATTATTTTTTAAATCCTCTATTTTAGAAACAGGCTCTAAAATGCCTGATAACATCGCATTAGTTGCGATTTCGCGTGGAGGCAATAAACATATATTTGATAAAATGTAAAAAAATGCATCCCTTGTCTTTTTAATCTCATAAATAATGCCAAAATCTAAAATACATATTTTATATGTATAATTAAGTTCTTCAGCGGCATTTAATTCCTTAATAAATAAGATATTACCTACATGTAAATCACCGTGACACAATCCCTTCATAAATAGCGTAACAAATGAAAATTTAAGTATTTGAGAAGCATATATTGGATAATCTTCAGGCAAGACCTTATCCAATGTGTTGCCTTCAATGTGTTCCATTAAAATCAAATTTGGAAACACATCTGTTACAGCTGGATAAGAGTGTGGTATTTTTACATACTTTAAATATTTGCAATTATGCTTCATTTGCTGCATATTTACAACCTCTTGTGTAAAATTGGTCTGATGTCTTATTAAATCAATACTATTTTGTATTACTTCTGAAATCTGATAATTATCTATTATAGGAATAAAAGACGCAAGATATACACAAAACATCATTTTTTCAATAGAATCATTCAAGACATTTTCAATATTATTTCGTTTCATTTTAATGACTACTTTTTCATTGGTTTTAACAATTGTTCCTTTAAACACAAGAGAGATCATTCCAGAATTTATTGGTTTATAATCATTTTCCACAATCAATAAAAATTTGGCTTCTAATTCGTGTAACGTATTTAAATCTATATCATTGTCATTCCAAGGCGCATTGTCTGCAAATTTTAATAAATTGATTTGATTTGTAAGAGCTAAAGCTTGGAATATTTTTACATATAATATATTTAGTTTTGCTAACCGATGCGCAATATTATTTACATATGTTTCATAATTATTGATTGAAAAAAAATATAATATATATTCACTTGAAATAATTAGTATTGTGTGTATTAAAAACCATATATTTTTCAAAAACTTATTTATATGGCAATTTTCTTTACCATTAAGATAATTTAAACAAATGCTATTATTTGTATTTATATTTGTATTTGTATTTGTAGTTGTATTCATATATTTAAGGTAATATTCTCTATAAATTGTTTTACCTTATTAAATATATTATAAATCATATTTCCTATTATTTTCTCCGTAAATTGCGGCAAATTATGGTCATCTGACAAAGTTATATCACAATTTACATTGACATAATGTCTCGTTATGACATCAAAATCAATAACAATTTGTTCTATAGGTAAACTTTCTGTATCATTAGGATACTTAATCTTTGTTTTATTGGAATCATTATTAGCTAAACATATAAACCTTATACCTGATAATGTATTTGTCCTTTTTATATGTAAATCGGTATAATACTGTGGTAGCCCTAATTCACAAAATATGTCCTTTAATAATGCAGAAATAGTTACAGATTCTTCTTCTAATTCCTGTTTTATTGAAGCGAATATATTCGGATTCAGTTTAAATATCAAATTAATTAAGTCAAAATTAATAATCTTCGGCAAAACAATGTTATTATTCTTTATTTCAAACGACAGAGCAAATTGAGTTGCATTTATTTTTGTAAATTTGAAATCATTCTTATCTATTATTAGTTGGTTTCCGTGTTTCAGCATTTGTCCCTTATATACTTATTATCTCTTTAAATCTTTAAATCTTTATATATTCTATATTCTATATTCTATATTCGTGTAAAACATAAAATTGAATTATATTATTATTGAAATAGTAATAATAATATAAATACAAATCTACAATACTATATATAATATATTCCATTTATTATCAAAAAATGCAAAATCTTAGAAACATTATTGACGAAATTGTGCCCGATAAAGAAGCCCCATTCTTTAATACAGAAGAAGCACTAGAACTCTACGGCACGTGTATTTGGGTAATGGAAGAATTCATTAGAAACAATCATAAGATCATTACTGAACCAGACTTTGAAGAAATCTTTAACGACAATATGGACGAATTAATGGCATCACATTTTGACGACGATATCTTCTATAACGAAGATGCAGAAGACGAATTGGACGAAATTATGGAGCAAGCTAAGAAAGATTTCTTCAAAGATTTTATGCCTATCCGTTCCTATCCTAGTTCAGTAATTCTCGGAGAACCTGACTACGATTACGTTACACCCCAAATTGAGATTTTGCGAAAGAAGCCGCAGCCAGCCCAGAGAACCAAAGAATGGTATGAATTCCGCCACAATTTAATCACTGCGTCAAACGCATACAAGGCATTTGATAGTCAATGCAATAAAAATCAATTAATTTACGAAAAGTGCCAGCCACTGAATCCAGAGAATTACATTGATACTAATAATCCGTTACAGAATATCAATGTGGATGCATTGTTTATAACGTCAGATATAAGCGCAAGCAACAATGTAAGCGCAAGCAACAATGTAAGCGTAAGCGCAAGCAACAGTGCAAGCAACAGTGCAAATGAAAATGTTAAAATTTGTCAAATCAATCCTTTAACAACACATCAAGTGCCTCAAAATCAGTCAGTCAACATCAATTCATCCCTTCACTGGGGTGTAAAATACGAACCTTTATCTGTCTTAATATATGAAGACATGTTTAAAACAACCATTGAAGATTTTGGCTGCATTCAGCACGACAAATATGCGTTTTTGGGGGCATCACCTGACGGAATAAATGTAGATTGTGCCTCTCCTAGATACGGACGAATGTTGGAAATCAAAAACATTGTAAATCGCGAGATTGACGGCATCCCAAAGCAGGAATATTGGGTCCAAATGCAGCTACAAATGGAGGTTTGTGGGCTTAATGAATGCGACTTTTTAGAAACCAAATTTGTGGAATGTGATGAATCAGAATATTGGACTTCATCTAAACGAAAAGGGGTCATTTTGTATTTCCACGCACTCAACGGCAAACCATTTTACTTATATATGCCATTTCGCATTACTTCACCATGCGACATTGATTATTGGCAGGAACAAATGGTTGAATTATATCAATCGTCCGAATACAAATATATATGGATAAAAACATATTACTGGAAACTAGAGGTTCTAAGCTGTGTTTTAGTCTGTAGAAATAGACAATGGTTTAATGATAACATCGCGGAAATGGCTGAATTATGGTCAATTATTTTGTCGGAACGTGTTTCAGGTTATGAACACAGGGCACCAAATCGCAAACCAAAGCCGGAAAATGCTTTCCAAGTTCTAACAAAGCCTGTAGCCAAGTGTTTGCTGAAATTTGTTGACAGCAATACGAATAATAAAGTAACAGTTATTACACCAGTTGTAAAACGTGAACCAGGCAAGTGTTTACTGAAATTTGTCAAAACAGGTTCTAATATAAAAGATTTACAGTTAAATATATAATTCAACTTAATTCAACTTAATTCAACTTAATAAAGTATGTTCTCATTTGTCGGAATAGAATAAAAGAGTAAATTCGGCATTGTTCTGTAATAATTGACACGTGCCCCTTCTCCTTCTTCCGCTGGATTCAAAGGTGTCGCAATATTTTTTTCATTATTGTTTACACCCTTGTATAATACATCACAGAATCCTATAGGGGTGCACGAACCATTATCAGGACTATCTGGATATTTTGCATTGTTCGTGATTTGTTTAAATGATCCAACAGAATTATCAGTCCATTTGTTACCAGAATTTGCTCCTTGTAAAATATCACTGTTTCCGGTAAGAGGAAAACTGTCTAATATTGGCTTGTCGGCCGCAATAGGGTAGTCTCCAGGTAACAAGTTTTTAGTTTCAAAACCTTCTATTCCATCACTCTGTAAAAATGGAGCTAAAGAGAGACCTAACACTATTATTCCTAATAAAATTATAATGCTTTTTATAAACCCTGATTTCATTATAATATATTTATATTTTATATTTTATATTTTATAATAATAAATAATATACAATAATAAACAATAATATACAATATATCTTTACTATTTTTATCTTTATTATATTTATATGATAAAGATTAGTGTTATATTAGCCATCAGAGATGGTGAAAAATACATTGCATTTTTAAATAATGTATTTGATAAAATAGAAAGTTTAAATCAAAATCAAAATCAAAATCAAAATCAAAAACAAAATAGCACTGATTATGATTATGAATTTGAATATTTTATATATGAAAATAACTCAATTGACAATACAAAGGAACAAATAAAGGATTTTTATAAGAAAAAAGAAAGAAAAGGCAAATATTTTTTAGAATCTATTGATAATAACACCGTAAAAACAGGTATTAATTTTGAACGCGGGGCTCACATGGCAAATCTTAGAAACAAATTGAAGGATTTTCATGGACAATTAGTGAGTGATTATGTTTTATTATTAGATTGTGATGCTGTATTTACTGCTAATACTATAGAACAACTAATAAATACAATGAATGATAAAATAGTAATGACATCACCATTTTGCATATCTTGGAAACAATTTCTATATGATAAATGTGTTCATTATTACGACACTTTTGCAGTTATAACAAAAGAAGGACTAACATATAAAAATACTTATAACTCATGTTTATTCAAGAGTTGCATTTTGTGTTCAAATTTTAGAAAAAATAATAATATAAATATTGATGAACAATATTTATTTAGTTGCGATAAATTAATTGAAGTTAAATCAGCATTTGGGTCAATTAGTTTGATAAAAACAAACGTTTATAATAATGTAAAATGGGAATCCACTATTTGTGAACATCATTCATTTTGTGAACAAATAAATAAATATGGAAGTATAGTTATAAATCCTCAAATTAAATCATTTACAACCGAACCAACATTAACTAATTACAATGAAATTGAGAAAGAACTTATAAATATTGAATTTTTTTTATACAATAATAAATAATAAACAATAAACAATAAATAATATTATATAATAAAGATAAGTCAACATATAATACAAATACAATGTCCCAAACCCAATCCCAATCCAACACAAATCTTGATATGCGTGTTACTAAACGCGACGGCATTTTAGAAGACATTTCATTTGATAAAATTCTTATTCGTATTAAAAAGTTAGGACATGAAGCCAATATTACTATTAATTGGTCCGCATTGTCAATGAAAGTAATTGACCAATTATATGACAAAATACCCACAACAAAAATTGACGAACTAGCTGCAGAACAATGCGCGTCTTTATCAACATTAAATCCAGATTACAGCACATTAGCTGCCAGAATTGTTATTTCTAATCACCATAAAAATACCGAAAATGAGTTCTTTACAGTTGCAGAAGAGTTGTATCATTTTAAGGATATTCATGATAATCAGTGGCCACTTGTGTCAGAAAGTTTATGGACATTTACACAAAAATATAGAAACGAGATTAATGACATTATTGTTCACGATAGAGACCATCTAATTGACTATTTTGGTTTCAAAACATTGGAACGTGCCTATTTATTGAAAATAGGTAAAAAAGTGGTTGAAAGAGTCCAACATATGTGGATGCGTGTTTCAATCGGCATCCACGGCGATATTTGTAATCCAGATTGTTTGCAATTAGTAAGAGAGACATATGACTTAATGTCGCAAAAGTATTTCACACACGCGACTCCAACTCTTTTCAATGCAGGAACACCGAGACCACAGCTAAGCTCGTGCTACTTAATTGCGATGGAAGATGACAGCATTGACGGCATTTATAACACCTTAAAAGATTGCGCATTAATTTCCAAATATTCGGGCGGTATTGGTCTACATATTCATAATATTAGAGCCAAGGATTCGCACATTAAAGGAACAAATGGGAAAACAGATGGTCTTGTGCCGATGTTGCGCGTGTTTAACACGACAGCGCGATATGTGAATCAATGTTTTACACCGGATACCTGGCTATATTCAAAAAATGGCCCAAAACAATTCAAAGATATAGATATAAAAGACGAATTAGTAACTATTGACGGCACATTTAAAAAGGTCAATGAAGTAATTGTTACCAATGTGTCAAAGGAAATAATGGAAATAAAAGTAGCCAATTCTATGTTTCCGATAAAGGTCACAAAAGAACACCAGCTTTATTTGATTAAATCTGGAACAACTGAACCAGATTATTATAGCGCATCCAGTCTGGATTTAAATGATATGATTGGATTTCCGATACCTACATATACATATGAAGAAGACCTCAATATTGACAATAATATTGACAATAATATTAACAATCTTGATTTTTACAAGTTTTACGGAATGATGCTAATAAATGGTTACATTGATTCATGGGATTCTTTAGAAACGATAGCAAAAATGCCTGACCAAACTGGTAACCAAAATCAATACGTTTATTATTTAGAATCAGGCATTAAAATTTCAGACCTAAATAACAAACAAATTCAATTCGTTATTGAATATCTTGATAAATGTAAGGTTTTATTTTGCTTGGACGGAACTTTAAATTCTATTACATTAAAATGGAATAATGATGAAAATCATAAATTAAATATTAGTAGAGAAATGTTATATAGTAATTCTTTGGATTCAGAGAAACAAGTATATAACGCATTTTTACATTTACCAAAACAGAAGGTTCAATCTCTAATTGATGGAATAATGATTGCATCAATGCAAACTAAGCCATTTATTATGGCTAATGAATTTTGGAGTGATTCATTGTATTTAACAATGCAATTAAGATATTTGTTTTTAAGAGTAGGACTTTTAACAGCTGGAACATTTCACGATAAAAACAATAAATATCTTTTAAGCATTTCAAATAAGATTAAAATAAAGGACTTAAAGGACTTAAATGACTTAAATGACTTAAAGGACTTAAAGGACTTAAAGGACTTAAAAAATAATATTAATAATACAGAAAATGATAATTTTGAATGCGATAATTTTGAATGCGATGGCATTCTTTGGACTAAAATCAAAAGTATAGGTTACACAGAGTATAGCGGTGATGTATATGATTTTAATATGATAGATAATCACAATTATTTAACTGATATGGGATTAGTCCATAATTCTGGAAAAAGAAATGGTTCATTTGCAGTCTATTTGGAGCCTTGGCATCCCGATATTTACGATTTCTTAGACTTGAAGAAGAACCACGGCGACGAGGAACAAAGAGCTCGTGACCTTTTTTACGCATTATGGATTCCTGACCTATTTATGGAGCGAGTCAAAGAACCAAATGGCGATTGGTCGCTATTTTGTCCCAATGAGTGCCCTGGCCTGAGCGACGTTTACGGTAGCGAATTTGTTGAATTGTATACAAAATACGAAGCAAGCGGCAAGGCTCGGCGAACAGTTAAAGCACGTGAATTATGGTTTGCGGTTTTAGATGCACAAATGGAAACAGGCACGCCATATTTGGTGTATAAAGATGCAGTCAATAGAAAATCAAACCAGAAAAATCTGGGCACCATTAAGAGTTCAAATTTATGCTCCGAAATTTTACAGTATTCAGACGATAAAGAGACAGCTGTTTGCAATCTGGCATCCATTGGACTCCCATCTTTTATTAAGGACACGGATAAACCAGGTCAAAAAGTGTTTGACTACGAGAAGCTGCATCAGGTCACCAAGGTGATAACCAATAATTTGAACAGAGTCATTGATGTCAATTTTTACCCGACCGAAAAGACACGGCTTAGCAACGAAAGACATAGACCGATTGGGATTGGAGTCCAGGGCTTGGCGGATACATTCATTTTGCTAGGTATCCCATATAATTCCCAAGAGGCGCTTCAGGTCAATCGCCTTATTTTTGAGACCATATATCACGCGGCAGTGGAACAGAGTAATGAGCTCGCAATTTCACGACTCAAGGCATTTAGAGCCGAGTTAAAAGATTTCGCCTCGTTTACTGACGACGAAATCCGCCTCTTAGACGAGCCAAGATGCGGCGCATATAGTTCATTTATTGGCTCCCCTGCATCAAAGGGCGAATTACAATACGATATGTGGAATGTAACACCTACACCAGGGCGTTATGATTGGGACAAGTTAAAGGAGTCTATTGTTAGACACGGGCTACGAAATTCCTTATTAGTGGCGCCAATGCCCACCGCATCTACATCACAAATTCTCGGTTTTAATGAATGTTTTGAACCTATAACCAGTAACATTTATAGCCGCGGCACTCTGGCTGGCGAATTCATTATTGTGAACAAATATTTGTTACGAGAGCTAATTGACTTGGGGGTCTGGAATGAACAGATAAAAAACAATATTATAGCAAATAAGGGTTCTATTCAGCAACTGACAAGTTTGCCAGAGCATATCAGGAACAAATATAAAATTGTTTGGGAAATTCCGATGAAGCAGTTGATTGATATGTCGGCAGACAGAGGCGCATTTGTTTGCCAAAGCCAGAGCTTAAATCTGTGGATGGAAGAACCTGTGTATAATAAATTGACTTCTATGCACTTTTACGCCTGGAGCAAGGGGTTAAAAACAGGAATGTATTATTTGAGACGAAAGGCAAAACATCAGGCGCAACAGTTTACAATTGAGCCGACAAAACAAAATAATAATGCAAATTATGTAGAAAAGGAGGAGGAAATTTGTGATATGTGTTCTGCTTAGATGAGATTACATATTTTTATTTCTCTCTTATCTCTTATAATATAGTATATAGCTTTTTGATTCTTCAGTTATTTTTACAAGCAGATTTCTCAGTATCATATAAAATGTAGGCGAGTTATCATTAGTTTCTATGTCAAATACCAAGATTTTCATATATATAGATATAATATATCTATATCTATATCTAATGAGTTTAGATTTTGTAAAACAGAGTTCAATTGGACCACAATATTCTTTAAAGCTTACTGTATATGGTTTACAAGAAATAGTTCCACTTAGTAATCCAAAATTCACTAATGCTAGTTTAATCACTCCAACTTATGCTGATTCATCTAGTAATATTAAACCGAATTTTGGACCAAATCTTACAACTTATAAAACAAATCCGACAACAGTATATCCATTTACTTATATAGCAACACATTATGTGAATAATTATTTACTTTCAGGACAAATGGCTCAGACTCTTACCACTACACCAAAAATAAGTGTTTATACTCAGGACCCAATTCCAGGAACACTTGTATATTCATTTGATTATACTGGAACTGGACCTTTAGATGTTAACAATTATTTACCTATTATAACAGGCACTGGATTAACGATAGTTAATAGTAATGCAATAAAAACTGGAAATAGTTACTCAGTTACAGTTAATATTAGTTATATTGACGACAATACAGATTTTGGTCTTTCATTTTATACTTCCGATAATACTAAAATAAATTTTTACAATTTGACAGAAGTAAATAACCTAACAATTTCTACATTAACAAATATTCCTTTATCAAAGTCAGGTTATCAATTTGCAGGTTTGACAAAGATATCAATTTATTCCGCAACAAACACAGTTGTTCCAATAATATTCCCAAATACATCATTACTCAAATGTTTTTATAATTGTAGTAATTTTAATTCTGATATTAGTAAGTGGGACACATCAAATATCCAAAATATGTCTTATATGTTTTCTGGATGCAGTGCATTTGATAAAAGTATTGTTAATTGGGACACATCAAGTGTCCAAAATATGTCTTATATGTTTTCCGGATGTTCTACATTTGATAAAAAAATAAGCTTTTGGAATATATCAAATGTCACAGATATGTCTTATATGTTTAATGGGTGCATTGCATTTACCAATGCAATGACTCAAATGAATCCAAATACTGTTTCTAATTCTTGGAATACATCAAATGTCACAGATATGTCTTATATGTTTAATGGATGCAGTGCATTTTACCAAAATATTAGTGATTGGGACACTTCAAATGTCACAAATATGTCTTATATGTTTTATGATTGTATTAATTTTAATTCAAAACTTAATTGGAATACAACAAATGTCACAAATATATCTTATATCTTTTATGGAGCTACATTTTTTAACAACAGTGGAAACCCTGGTATTGAAAAAACGCCTATGACTACTTATAACAATTGGACTTGGATTACATTACCAACTGTATATTCAAATTGGCACGGTGGTAGTTGTGCTTTAACAAACGGAAATGCTCCAACACAGCTAAAGAGCGGTAGTATATATTGGTAATTAAACAAAAGTCTTGCAAATACCAAATGTTCGTCTATGCCATTTGGTTATACCATATTGTTTTATCCCATTCATATGCGCTTTGGAACCGTAACCCTTATTTGAATCCAGTGCATATTTTTCTATTAGTTCCGGATTCAACTCGCACAAATCCAGAATATATTTGTCTCGTTCCACTTTTGCCAAGATTGATGCCGCTGCTATAGAGCTGTATTTGTTGTCCCCTCCTTCAACCGTTTGAAAGCGGAGAAAAGGTTTGCCCTCTGGTTCGCCACTTTTCGCTGATGAAAATTCCTTTTCATAGAGAAAAGGTTTGCCCTCTGGTTCGCCACTTTTCGCTGATGAAAATTCCTTTTCATAGAGAAAAGGTTTGAAATAGTTTCCATCAATCAACAACAATATGTTTCCTATTTCTAAGTTCGCATCTCCTTTAAGTAACTGTTCAATAACCTTTTTAATTGCCTTATGCATTGCTGATTGTGTTGCCTGCAATATATTGATTTCATCAATAACCTTTTCGTCTTCATATGCAATTGCCCATGCTAAAGCGTTAGCCTTAATATATTCAGACGTCTCTACGATTTTCTGCGTTTTTTTTGAACTGAATTTTTTACTATCTTTCATTTTATAGTGGTCAAAACTGTCATCTTTAGGTAAAACTGCTGCAGCACTATAAACACGGCCAAACATAGGACCTCTACCGACTTCATCTACTCCAATTTCAATGATTCTTAAATCTGGATTTAAGAATCTTGCCACCTTTAATTGACTCAAAGTATTTGGTTCCACTTTTTCTATCTTTTCTACTTTTTTCCGTATTATCTTTTTCTTCGGAATAATTATTATTTCTTCTTCTTCAACTTCTTCTTCAGAATCATCTACTATTTGCACACTAATATATTTACTTTCGTCAGTCATTATTTATAAATATAGTTTATAGATTAATAATTAATAATAAATATTAAATAATAAATAATAAATCAATTTTATTATTTATTTCATATTTACACATTTATCAAAAAAAAGGCAATTATTTATCAAATCAAAATGAATCTTATACAAGAACCATTGATGTCAAACACAAATAATCGTCCGCATACTGGATATTGGGACCACATTGTAGCTGCAAACTTGTCATAAATTTCTTTTTCCGACTAGGAAACAAAGGAGATGCTTTTATCGCATTGCTATATTCTAAAAAGTATTCCTCGTCAAATCGGACTTTATAATAGGTTGAATATTCGGCGGGATTATTAACTCCACTGTGGTCAATTGTTGTCTTGTCAATAACAGTCCCTATGATAAAATTGGTGGTCCCTGTCATCCCTTTCAAATTTGCATGTCTTCTAAAATTAATTCGCACTTTGTCATTTATATTTATTTCTGTCATTTATAGTATATTTTAGTATAGTTTATTTTAGTTTATAATGATTGATAATTGTTAAGAAGTTGATTTCAATTTTTTAAGAAATCAATTGAAATCAATTGAAATCAATTGATATTATATATTTTAAGAAAATCTTTTATCACAATATAAATAAATGAAAGAACGTTACATAATTCTTTTGGTATTATTTGGTATGGCGTTTATTTTATATATGGTTCTAGGTAAACCCTCTATTTTTGAAGGGTTTGAGTATTCAAATACTTATAAAGCAAGCGATGGAACAATCGCAAAAATTACATCAAATGCAAATAGTTCAAATTCTATAACGGTTACAAATGCGGATTCTACAACTACAGTTTACCAAACTTCTGTAGGCGATGCAACAAATAAATTTTATAATCCAAGTGGTGCTTATGCAACAGTATCAAGCGATAATAAAACTATTACTGTTATTGGAACAAATGGGTCAACAAAATTATATTCTACTTCTACAAGTTCTGATACAAGTTCTGGTTCTAGTTCAAGTTCAGACTATGATAATTACAATCATTATACAGGCAGTTATAACGCATCTATATACTATTCTTCAAATGGTAACGGTAACACCGCTCGTGTAATTGATACAGGTAATAATAAGGTGATTATAATTACCAAGGCCAATGGAACATCTGAAACATATTATTCTACATCTACGACTTCAACAGCTACAACTGTATATGATGGTCCAAATGGTAGCACTGCTAAAATAGTGTCGGATTCAAATGGACAAACAACTATTTCAGTTACAAATAGTGATGGAACAACTGCTGTTTATACAAAAAATAATGATTATACGTATAGCAGTTCTGTTACAGATAATTTTTTAAATAACGGCAACAATTATAGCGATTCATTGCCTAATGGTATTCCTGGAAGCCAAATACCGATTAATCAAGGCGATATGTATATTTTAAAGACACAAATAGTTCCTCCTGTTTGTCCAATGTGTCCTTCTTTTAATACAAGTTCAAGTTCTAATACAAATACAAGTTCTAATACAAATACAAATACAAACGCAAATAATAACGCAAATACAAGTTCTAACGCTAATAATAACGATAATTCTAGAACTGGTGCAGCATCTGCTGAAAGTTGGTTAAAATCTATATCTGATTCTACTAATATTACGAATACTTCTAATTCTAATTCTGAATCTAATACGAATACAACATATAATCCTAATTCTTGGAAAACCAGCGGCACTGTTGGCGCAGTTGATACAAATAATTACAAAACCAGTAGCACTAATATACCGCTGCCTGTGTTAAGTGACTTTAGCACCTTTGGAATGTAGTTACTTTAAAAAAGGTTATCTGTTTTCGCGTTTCTTAATGCATTTAGAATCAATCTGCATCGTGCTCCCCTTATCATCTTGCGGCACTATTTTGATAATACATTTTGCCTTTTTGCCGTAAAGTGGTTCAGTGCAACCTTTCTCTCCTTCCTTTTTCTCTTTTTCTTTCGTAAAGGTAGCTATAATCGGCTTCTCTTCTGTGCATCTTGACCTAAAATGTTCATATCTTTCTCTAACATCGCAATAAGTTAACCCCGATTTCTTCTTAAGCAATTTATTTACGAGTTCATGTAGGTCATAAATATAACGCGAAAATGTATCACGGTTCTTCATTTTACACATATTTAGAGGCAACTGCTTCAAATTTGTTGTCAAGTTTTTGCGGCAATATTTGCAAGGTAAAATATGCTGGAGAGACAAAATGTAATCGCGATACCAAACTTTTTCGTTGTCGGATGGATTAACGGGGTAATTAAAGCTGATGGTATGAAGCGAATGCCAGAACGCGGGACCCCAAATCTTGGTAACCATTCCGTCGCCGGAATAGAAATCTCCTTTTTTAAATATGCGATGTTTCTTTGTTTTCGTTCTAGTTTTTGTTCTATTTTGTCTCTTATTACGAGTATTTCTCATACTAATAAGAGATAAAATAAATTACACCTAAATTATTTCCTCTTTTTGGTTCTTCTTTTAGTTCTTTTTGTTTTTCTTGTTTTTCTTGTTTTTCTTCTTTTATTTTTTCTTGTTTTTGAGGCGGTTCCGCCTTTTCTTGGTTTTCTTATGGATTTTAATGTTTTTTTGTTTAATGCTGCTTTTTTTATGACGGAATTGGATTTAAATAATTTATTTTTATCCTGTTTGTAGGATGCTACTCGTGCTGCTTCTCTTGCTGCTGCTGCTGCTGCTGCTGCTGCTCTTTCACACAAAATTCTAAAATCATTTAAAAATTTTGAGGTAAACTGAATTTGTTTTTGCTTATCTATACCAAGAGTAGGTATTACTAAGGCATTTAATTTCGTTACAATCCCAGCATCACACTGTCCCATTTGTTGTTGTTGTGATTGTAAATCATTTATTTTGTCTCTATTTTCACACATTAACAATAAAAAATGATGCATAAAAATTAAATAGTATGGCCTGTCTTGTTGATTATTTAGTATTTTATAATGAGAAATTGTTTGGATACCTATTTTATATGTTTCTGCAAAACAACCAAATGTATTATACGATAAACTATCTATTAAATATACTAGTCCTTTAATAATATTTACTGTTCGAACTGAATTATCAATAACAGGTTCTGATGATATCACAGGTCTTCCAAAAACTGGGGTACATCTTGTATTAGATGCAATACTTATCGTTGAATTTTTTACTTTTAATAATAAAAGGAGCAAATATAATATACCAATTAATTGACAAGAACCTGGAATATCACGTTCAATAAATGTTTGTAAAACAATTGGACAAGGAAAATTAACTGTTAATATTACTTGTATTTGTAAACGTCCTTGTAATTGTTCCTGTAAACGTGTAAATATTTGTCTATATTCATCTTGAATTAATCTATTAAGATCATTATTATTCATAAATATTCCATGAGGTTCATAAATATTTATGATTAATGAATTATTACCATCCCACCCTATAAAACCAATATTAGCGTGATTGTAACTTGGATTAGTCAAATGATTTAAAAATGACATAACGCAAAAAGTTTTAGGAGCCGTCGATAAATATTCACAAATTTCATTAATGATTTGATTATTTAAATCGATGTCCACTTCATCTTCTATAACATATCCTTCATCATCGTACTTAATACCGAAACTAAAAGTTTCACGTTTTTTATCAAAAAATATAGGATGATCAAACTTTATATAAAATAAAGTTAAACATAATAATGATATTAGTTTTATTGGAGAATAATAAAGTGCTTCAGGTTCAATTTGACCAATGATAGAATTTCCTTGTTCTCCTAGAGTATTCAATAAAACCAAAATTGCAATAGGGTCGCCCTTGGTCATAATAGTATTTACTGGATTCATACTCATAATATCAGGTTAAATATAAAATAACCGGATATTAATAATTAAAACACAATGACTCCATAAAAGGAACTACGTAGTGCAGTCTCAGGGGATTGAAATAGTAACGTAGTACTATTGCAAATGCCCCTATAATATTATATCACCCAAATATAAATGTCTGAACCCACCAAAACCTCCGCCATAATCGTAGAATACGCTAAAGCTACTCAGGATGTATGTATGTGTCTAAGTCTATCCATTTTTTTAATCGTCCTATTTATTCTATCTCCCCTAAATAAGTTCCTATTGACTTCTATTTTCGGCAAAGTCATTATTATATTACTTTTAGGATTCACCATTTTCTACAATATAAAGCAAACTAGCAAATTCTCTCAGAACTTTAATGTTTCCTTGTTGTCAGGCGAATGGTCTACTATTAAGACAAATATCGCCTACAGTTATATATTTACAGTGTTTCTTATGATTCTGTTAATAACTGTTTTAAGGGTTCTCTAAGGAACCCGACCGCCCAAAGGGTTCTTTAAGGAACCCGAATCAAATGGCTTTTTAAGGGTTCCGAATTTAAGGGTTCCTTAGTTCCAATCAATATAACCGACTTATATTTCTGCATATATTCAACCCTAACTTTGAATAACTTTTGATTATACGTCAATTCATTTTTGCAACTCTTTCTACTAATAATTTGGAGTCTTTCATTAACATTTCTTAATAACATTTCCTAAATATAACCGATCTTGTTATATTTAGTATCAAATTAACTCTATATTCGTTTAATTAATATTGTAGATATTATCTTTATTATATATAATGAATAGCAGTCCCATTAGCGATTTCAAGTCAAAAGCAACAAATATGTTTCAAGGCGCCGCCACTTTTGCTAAAACAAACTGGCTCGTTATCATTGCCTCTTTAGCAATGCTTGGTCTCGGTTACTACGTTTATAATACATATGTCGCAAACAAGACCACATACAATGCGAACCGGGAGCACGATGCCGGAAATCCTGACTCAAACAAGGTTGCGACAATGATGCTCTTTTACGTTGATTGGTGTCCTCACTGCAAAACTGCGAAGCCAGAATGGGAGAATTTGAAGTCGGAATATGAAGGCAAACAGATCAATGGATACAATCTGGTTTTCACTGAATACAATTGCACCACGGAATCGCCTGAAACAGATGAGCTAATGAATAAATACAAGATTGAAGGCTACCCGACAGTCAAGCTGATAAAGGATAATCAGGTTATAGAATATGACGCGAAGCCGACTAAGGACACGATGGAGCAGTTTCTGCATACCGTTCTCTAAAGGGAACTACGTTCCCTTTTAATCCCTCCTCAAGGGGAACCAAGGTCCCCCTTTGACCCCTCCTTTTTTATTTTTCTATTTGTTTCTATTTTTCTATTTGTTTCTATTTTTCTATTTGTTTATATTTTTCTATTTGTTTCTATTTAAAGGAGTTGTTTCTATTTTTCTATTTAAAGGAGTTGTTTCTATTTAAAGAAAATCTCAGACCCCCTTAAGGAGGGGTCATAGGGGAACGTAGTACTATTGCAATGCCCCTAATAAAAAGCTCTTCGCGTCTTCATATCCCTTTTCTATCCAGTTTCTTCTTAGCTCTTGGCTATTTACCGCTTCTTTCATTATATCTATCGTTAAAAACTGTTCATCATTTTTGCATTCTATTTGATATTTAATGGTCTCTCTTTTTACTGTTAATGCAATGTAATTCATCGCATTAATGAAAAACCCAATAGCAAATTCCAAGACACTAGATTCATCATTAATCACATTATTTTTAAATGCATCAGGCTTTGAAAAATCACGAAAAAATGTGACGCCGAGTATTTCATCTTTAAAGTCTATTTTTGATTCATTCTTTTCATCTTTTTCCTTTTCTTTTTCTTTTTCCAAATTATTTGCAATACAGTAGCTTAGCGGATAGTTTGCCATAATACCGCCATCAATGTAGCATCCGTTATCTATAATTGTCGGCACAAATATACCCGGTATAGCAGACGACATAAAAATAGCTTGAACCAACTGCAAATCCGGATGTGTTTTATAGGACAAATCAACAACTTCAAATTTGTTTTGTTCAAATGTGTATAAATGGAATTCTATCTTTGAATATTCATAGAATTCCTTTAAAGTTGTATTAACTGATAAATCTTTAGCCTCTAATAAGGGTTTAAAAGTGGTTTCAATAATCTTTTTATTATATAACCCCTTTAAATAAAATGAATCCATAATTTGTTTGCCATTTAATTTAAATACGTCGTGCCATGGTCTCTCAATAAGGTATTTATTAATAGTCTCCCAGTCATAATTAAGGCAAACAATAGCACCAACAAATGTGCCAATAGATGTAGCATAAATGGATTCAATATTTTCTCTAAGCCAAAACCCAGCTGTATTTAGGTATTCAACTGCGCCCATAAATTGGAGACCCATTGGTCCGCCTCCTGCGATAATTAGGTGTTTGATTGTCATTATTTGAAAATTTAATAATACATTTAGTTTTCAAAATGTCTTTAAATACTTATAAATACTTATAAATATAAATAAAATATAAGTATTTGTTTTTTATCAGGTTTTTTATCAGGTTTTATTTTCTTACTTTTAAGTAACAACTCCTAATAAAATGGCAAACATTTTTACATTAGAAAATTTTGATGAATTTTCCGAAAAAATAAATATTGACGAACTTTACGAAAAAAAGCGCCTAATTGACATAAATAAGCTGGAATTATTTAAAAAAATATTGAATCGCATACACGTCAGAATAAAAACCACTGCAAAACAAAATGTAAATGAGAAGTTTTGCTGGTTTGTCGTGCCAGAGATTATCATCGGTGTTCCAAAATACGACCAAGCTGGCTGCATTGCTTATATAATGGATACCCTTCAAACAAACGGATTCCAAGTGCGATATTTTCATCCAAATACTGTGTTTATTTCGTGGAATCACTGGGTTCCGTCTTACATACGGACAGAAATTAAGAAGAAAACAGGCATTGTTATCAATGAATATGGTGTAAAGGTTTTGGAAAAGAAGGAAGGAGAAGATGGACAGGAGTTAGATACAAATGGACAAGAATTAAATACAAATGACAATGATAATAGCAATACAAATCCAAATATGCAACAAATTAAAAATAGTAAAAAATACACACCAATCAATTCTTATAAACCAACTGGGAAAATGGTATATAGTGAAGACCTTCTTAATTCAACGTTTAACAAGGCTACTAAATCTTAAAAGAAAATTCTGAGAAAATTCTGAGAAAAAGAATAAATAATAATTGTATAATATAATGAAGACCCAACGAAATAAAGATAAAAGACAAATAAGAGGGAAAACTCTTAAGAATAAAAAAAAGGATTTAAAGAGTAAAAGGAGTAAAAGGAGTAAAAAAAGTTCTGAAGTATTAGCAATTAGAGACTCAGCCAACACATTTAATCAATTTGAGCACAAATATGAATTAGAATTCGCAGACCGTCTCAAAAAAGGCGCAAATAATGTAGAAAAACATCTAATTAAGTTATTCAAAACACCCTTTACACCATCTAAATACACTCCTCGCAATGATTATTACACATATATTAACTACCAATGGATGACAAAAAAAAGCGAAGAACTCAAAAAGGAACAAAAATATTATGTGCAAGTTGATAGTTTTAGAATAACACAAGAAAAAGTGTATTATGAATTAATTGACATCGTAAAGGACTACATTAAAAACAATGATACCCCTAGATCACGAGCTGTCAAAAATGTATACGAATCTTTACATAATTTAGACAATAAATCCGCCCAACAATACGTTGATTGGGCTGTAATTCGCATTGATGAAGTCATCAAAGAAAACTCAATATATAATTTATTTGGACAGCTTAATCAAAACGAAATTATCTCTTGGGGATGTCCAATCGTATGGTCTGTTTTTCCCGATGAAAAAAATTCAAAGGTATATATTACCACAATTTCGCCGCCACAATTAACTGCGTATGACTATATGATATATTATCAGAATGCCGCTGAAGATGCTGCTACAAGGAAATACAAGGCTTTATATAAGAAACACTATCTAATATATGTTAACGAAATATTTGATTCGTGTCTTAAATCGGGTCACGGTCTTCTAGCAACCGATGTTTGGGATGCAGAAGTTGACATTTTTAACGCACTCGGATGCAATCTAATTAAAAGCGATAGTTATAATGGCTACAATGTGGTGCAAACAAGTGAATCTGTTACCAAATATAGCTTTGATTTTGCGGATTTCCTGAAAAATATTGGATATAAAAACATTCCTAAAAAGTTCGTATGCACCAGCTTAAATTATGTTAATTGTATTATGACGTTTCTTGCAACAAATGATACCTGGAAGACACCTAAATGGCGAACATATTATCTTTATACAATGTTTCGTCAACTAATCCGATTTCACAGTGAATGGCGAATGATTCATTTTCGGTTTCATGAGAATTTTGTTGCAGGACAACCAGTGCCGTGGCCTAAAGAAATATATCCGGTATTCGGTCTCTCACTTTGTTTTAATACATTGCTGTCAAATGAGTATGCGTTAAGAAACAAAAGACAACAGCATATTGATTACGTAAAAAATATGGCGGAAGATTTGTTAACAGTATATAAGCGCAAAATCAGGAATAATACGTGGTTGTCGCCTAAAACAAAGAAATATGCGCTCCAAAAACTAGACCATATCAATCTGATAATTGGAAGCCCTGCGATTCTAAGGGAAGACCCTATTTTAGAATATGATAATAAGGAGGCATATCAGAACTTAAGGCGAATTGCGTTATGGCGCGCCAAAAAAATGATTGAATTAGATGGTAAATCATCTGATGTGGATATACCTATAATAGATTGGGCTATATTCAAATTAGTTGGCAAACAATCGTATGTAGTTAATGCGTATTATACTCCGACAGAGAATTCCATTTATATTCCTTTAGGATACTTACAAAAGCCATTTATTGATTTAGATGAACGAGGTATTGAGTATAATTTAGCACATATTGGATACACTCTTGGCCACGAAATGTCGCATTGTTTGGATGATTTAGGAAGTCAATATGATTATAAAGGCAATTTATTTAACTGGTGGACTAAGGGAGACCGCGCTATATTTAATAAAAAGGTTAAGGATGTTGTTAAGCAATATGAGACATTTGCTGGATATGATGGAATTAAAATGGATGCGTCTTTAAGCACCGGTGAGAATTTAGCAGATATTTCTGGTTTAGCCATTTGTGTAGAATATTTAAGGGACTTTCAAGACAAAAATAATGATGAGGTGCCAATACGGGCTCTATCATTTCATGCATTTTTCACATATGTTGCAATTCAAGCGAGACAGAAGATATTTGATAGTGCAGTTAAAGCTCAGTTGAAAACAAATCCACATCCTTTAGACAAATATAGAACAAATTGTCCATTGGCACGTTTGGAATTATTTAGGAGTTTATACAATATTAAAAAGGGGGATAAGATGTATTGGGAAAATATTGATACCATTTGGTAAATAAAATATAAAATATAAAATATAAAATGTATGAACTTTTATTTTTTTGTTAAGATAATATATACAATGGTTCATCATTCTCGTTCCCGTCGTCATTCTAAACATCGTTCCCGAACATCTAGAAAGACTGTTGCGCGTAAAATGTCTCGTGTGCGAACCTTGAAGAAGGAGCTCGCGCGTAATGTTAAGCGAGCCAAGTCTGCTGCCATGCAAGTTAAAATGGCTGTTGCTAAGTCTCAATCTGTTGGACAACAGATGAGCAAAACTGTTGGTAAGGGTATGGGTATGGGCAAGGGTAAGGGTCTAACTCAAAATCTCCAGAAGACTATGAGCCAAACACAGCAGCTTACACAAAATCTTCAGAAGACTATGGGTAAGAGCCAGAGTGTTGGCAAGGGTATGGGTAAGGGTATGGGCAAGCAATAAACTAGTGATATAAACTAGTGATAAAAACTAGTGATAATTGCGAGTAATTAGTTAATAAATAATTTATTAAATATAATAATAAATTATTTTTTATTCCCGGTGTCGTCTTGACATTTCAGCTAATTCCTTAGTTTCCGCTGGATTAGGTATATCGCCTTCTGTAACCAATTTATCAGACATTTTGTTTAATGTCTTGATCTGTTTCTGAGCGGTTTCAAATATCATTTTCTCAACAATGGCTTCATATAACTTAATTCCATTAGTAAAATCAGATTCACATGTTAAATACAATTTGACAACAATTTCTCGTGTTTCAACAACAACCTCTTGAAGACCATTTTCTGTTAATAATGGATTAATTCTAATCATTTTTTTACCTGTTTGAGGTTCATTCGTGTATGCAAATATTTTATTAAGAATCTTTAATAAACGTTCTTGATTAGAATTTGTTTGTCTTATCATATTTTTGATATTTTCTGCATATTTCTTAAATAGGTCATCTGATAAAGTGCCTTTACCAACCGACTCAAAAGCAGGTGCAGGTCCTTGACATTCAGGTTTTAAATGATATTCTCGCAGTTTAATATCACTAAATTTCTTGACATTTTCTGGCTTTGTTTTACCATCTGTAAAAATATTATAAAAATAATTAAGATTTTCATCAAATTGAGCTTGTGTTTTTTCTGTCATTCCTGAGAATTTACCGGTTTCATAATCATATTTGTCGTCAAAATACAATTCCATTAATTCTGGTATACCTGGCTCATCGGCTAATGTTTTTTCAGGTTCTAATTCAAAATCTTCTGTTCTAGAACTAGAACTAGAATCTTTAGACTCAGTCTCAGACTCAGACTCAGACTCAGACACAGACTCTTGCCCCGTGCCTTTTAACTCCTTTATTCCTTCTTTTTTCTTATCCAAATACTCCTTTTCATTGCGTTTAATATTAAAGGAACATATTTTTGGATGAACTGAAATTGGCTCATTTGGTTCCGCGTCAAGATTCAAATCACGTTTCAATGCATTAATTCTATTATCACAAATATTTAATTTATAAATCTCTGGCTGCACATCTTTAGGTATTTTACCCTTGTTATAAACATTCGCTTTAACAGTATTTCCTTCTTCGTCCTTATAAATATATATTGGATTTATGGTTGTTAAAATGGTAGCAAATACGTGCGCTATTTTTATGTAAAACTTTGCAATACCGTTACAAACACGTTTCTTTTTGATTGGGTCTTGAATATCAATATTTTTCAGATTATCTTTATTAAAAAATAATACCTTATCTTTTTTTAACACTTCTTTGTTTGCAAATCCATTTTTTATTTCTTCCGCCAAATATGTTATTTCCATATTTGTAAAATATTTTTCAATGATTTCTGTAGTTAAAATAACCAATTTATCGCAATATTCCTTATCATATAATTTTCTTAAACTATTGAAGTCCATTGTTAAAATATAATATGTTGCAATATAATCCATTATCTGTCTAACAGAGCCAGGTTCCAAATTTTCGTTTGTATTTGCATTTGTATTTGTATTTGTATTTGTATTTGTATTTGTATTTGCATTTGCATTTGTATTTGTATTTGCATTTGTAGGATTTATCGCTGCTCTTGCTTTCATTATTAGATTACCCATGTTTATAATACATTAATATAAATAATATAAATAAAATTGACTTAAATATAATTTATGTAATAAAAGGAACAGTAAATAAATGAACATAAATAATCCAATTAATTTAATGAATCCAACAAATGCAATGAATCCAACAAATGCAATGAATCCAACAAATGCAATGAATCCAATACAGCCAACAAATGCAATGAATCCAATAATTTCGCTTCCTTCTGAAGTAATATTATCAGAAGAGAGTCTCAAAAGTAAAAAAAAGCGGAATCCTGCTATCAGCTCTGCATCAAAAACGAAATTATGGAATGTTTTTGAAACAGAAGTTATTAATCCTGAAAAACAAAAAGACCCATTGGAGTGTCTCTTTCGCACTATAACAAACAGAGAGCATTGTGAGATGTGTCAGACATCCTTAGCTTACTCCGATGAAGGCTTCCTAACTTGCACCAATAATAAATGCGGCATCATTTACAAGGATATGCTTGATCAATCACCCGAATGGAGATTTTATGGTGCTGATGATAACCAGAGTTCAGACCCTACACGATGTGGGATGCCAATTAATCCGCTACTTGCGGAGTCATCATTTGGCTGCAAAGTGCTCTGCAATGGTCCATCCAGTTATCAAATGCGTAAAATTCGGCGCTATACCGAATGGCAATCAATGCCTTATAAAGAGAAAACACGTTATGATGAGTTTCAGCGTATTACACTTATGGCGCAAAATTCCGGCATTCCTAAACTGATCATTGACAGTGCGATTTTATATCACAAAAGAATTTCAGATCACGAGCACAGCTTCAGAGGAGATAACAAGGATGGAATAATTGCTGCATCCATTTACATCTCATGTAGAATTAATAATTACCCCAGAACAGCAAAAGAGTTAGCCACAATATTTCATTTAGATGTTACGAGTGCAACACACGGATGCAAAAATGCACAGTTAATTATTAATGAATTAGAAAAGGATATGATTAATAGTGATAAAACCGCGTTTAGTAAAACTAAGCCAGAAGCATTTATTGAACGATATTGCAGCAAACTAAACATCAATACAGAGCTCACAAAGCTTGCACAATTTGTTGCTATTAAAATAGAAAGGGTCAATATGATGCCAGAGAATACCCCTCATTCCATTGCTGCAGGAGTTGTCTACTTTATTGCGCAGCTCTGTAAACTTAATGTCAGCAAAAAAGATGTGAAGTTTGTTAGCGAAATTAGCGAAGTTACTATTAATAAGGTTCATAAAAAGTTAGAGGCATTGCAAAGTGAACTGATACCTGCTGTCATTCTTGCGAAATATTCCAATCACCTTTAAAAGGTTTTAGAAAATGTAAAACTTTGCTCCAGAAAATATCACCTTGTAAAATATTTTAGGTTCTATTTGCACACAAATAATACAATTATCTTTTTCTTTTTCATCAATAGAACTTATTATTCCTGTTTTTTTCACTTTATATTCATCATATTGTTTTGTAAATATTATTTGAGTATTATTTACAAATGCATTTTTAAGTTCATCAATCGTTAATTGTTGTGTCATATTATAATCTATTATTTAGATTATTTAGATTATTTAGATTATTTAGATTATTTAAATAATCTATTATTTAGATTATTTAGATTATAATTCCGAATTTTTTTCAATAAATCTGCCTTATCTAAATCCAACATAGGTTTGTTATAATTAATCATCTTTTTTTCAATATCGCTATAATCTTCCTTTTGAATAACAGTTAAAGGAGTAATTAGAAACCATCGGTCCACCTTTTGTAAATCTTGCCAAAACTTATCAATCGCATATAAAGCGTGATGTTTTGGATACTTTAATAAATTATGGAGGCCCATTTTCACATTTTCCATAAGTTTTTGAATATAATGCCCATTTACCAAATATCCTGTAGTAGTTTGACACCTTGTTACCTGTATACTCGTCTCATCAATTCTAGTATATGGAGGCATATTATTGCCTGCCAATAATATAACATCCCAATTAGTTCCTCTTGTTTGCAAAAAGGCGTTAAAATTATTCCTAAATGTTTCTATATCTAAAAATACGATATCGTCCTCAACAATTAACACATGACTCATCTTATTTTTGAATGCATTTTGTAAAATCTTTAGATGGCTCATACTGCAACCAATAGCTCCGTTTTCCATTTTAATGGCATTGAATCTTTCTGCTTTTATACCTATTCTAGATAATTCGTTTTCAATATGGACCCTTCTGTCCAGACGATGTTCCAAATTTATGTAAAATGCATTTGTAATTGTTTCTAAACTTCCTAAACTTGTAAAACTTGTAAAACAATTTTCGTCCATTCTATATAGATATTATAATTTTTTTAAATGTTTTTATTATATAATAGTTTATTTTATTTTATACGGCGTTGTCGTTCTTCGCGTTCCATTTTCGCATAACTATATATTTGCTCTAAATATACTAGTCCATAGAATCCTGTTAGCGTCAATGGTATCACACAAATAACCATTGAATACGGTGGATAAAAATCAAAAACAAATAATTTACAAAGTATTAGCGATGAAACCGATAAATAGATATTTTCTCTTATATGTTCCATATCTTTTTTTAGTGCCGGACCTATGTATTCATATTGTTTTCCATCAGGTCCGCAACTGCAATAGCAGTCGTTTTTACGTAAATCTGATGCTAGAACTGGTATATTCTTAATTGCGTAACAATTTGAATCAACTGGATTATAATGGACACAGCTTAGACACGACGGTGTCTTATTTGCTTTTGTTGAAAACCTTTTTCCGATATTTATTCTTCTTCTTATTGTGGAAAACATATTATTGTTATTGTTATTAAATAATATGTTTTTATATCTTTAAATATTTATTTTAAATGTTTATTATCTTTTATTAAAAACACCTCCTAATTTTATATTCGCTGATACACTTGCTCTTGGTTTAGCTGCTATAATTCTAGAATAAGCAGGAGAGAACTTGTTGATATTCGGTGGTATAATTCGCGTTTTTGAATTAAATTGTTGCATTAATTGATTATATTGCTGAATTTGTGCAATTTGTAGTTGCTGGTTCTGGTTCTGGCCTTGGTTCCTTTGTAAATGTGGAGGTATAACTGCAACTGTCGGGTCAACAGAGTTTTCATAACTGTAATCAATTATTTGTTTGGCGACATTAGGACCATATTGTCTAATTAGTTCCGCCTTTTTTTCAGAAGAAGGCACAAATGGTATATTGGTCCAATCATTATTTTCTATTTTTGCACTATTGTCTTGAACCTTTTTTGGTGTATTTGTATTTATATTTGTATCATTAAAAATCTCCTTTGGATCATTTCTCAAATCATACTTATAAAAATTATTATTTTCATACCTGGTTGCTGTGGTAAAAGAATCAATATTAATAATAAATATTTTGTCAGAATTAGATACATGTATATTATCTAATGGATTTTTAGATTCTGTATCAATTGTAAAATGCATATTTGCTATTGTTTTGAGACCATCATATCCATTATCATTTGATGCTCTAAACGGATCCTTACGATTTATTAGTCGCGATACACCATCAAACAAGTGTAAAATATCTGGACTCCCAATGGGATAAAATTGGTCTCTGTTAATATGCAAATTCGCATTTTCGCAACGTTTTTGAAGCACTGTGTCTTCTAGACCCCATCCCCAAAAACTAGGGTAACCGTTTATGGCTTCAAAATCAGCACCAGTAATAGCAACAATGCCGCCTAATGCATAATCAAAGCCATAAAAGTGTTTCACAATTCCTGCGAAGGTTTGATAATTAAAAATATTGCTAAAAGGAATAGTATCAATATCATTGAAAACAAATGTTATGTTTTTGTAATCATTGGGATACTTTTCCTTTATAGCCAGAAATCCTATATTCTTGGTTGCGCCTCGGTTGAAAGACCGTTTGTCGCATTGATGAGAAAAATAGAGCTCGTATGAATCTTGAACTATAGATGCTGATAAAATAGATGTCAGATAGGTTGAAAAGAAAAACTTGTGCTGAGGACGGTTTCTGTATGGAACAATAAACACTATTTTTGGAACTGATGATAATAAAGACATTATAAATAAAATATAAGGCCATTTTTTATACATAGGTGAAACGCACTTCCACCTTTCTATTTGATAGACCGAAGGTCTATCAAATCAAAGGTGGAGCCAAACATGGACCGCAGGGACTGCTTTGGGAGCCAAACATTGAGCCAAATGTCCCAAGGCCTACTTTGGGTGCCACTTGAAACCATTACGGTCCACATTTAGGAGCCACTTGAAACCATTACGGTCCACCTTTGGGAGCCACTTGAAACCATTACGGTCCATGTTTGGGAGCCACTTGAAACCATTACGCTCCATGTTTGAGAGCCACTTGAAACCATTACGCTCCATGTTTGGCTCCCAAAGCAGTCCCTGCGGGCCTTGAAACCATTACGCTCCATGTTTGGCTCCCAAAGCAGTCCCTGCGGGCCTTGTGACCTTTGGATGCCCCTTGAAACCATTACGGTCCATGTTTGGCTCCCAAAGCAGTCCCTGCGGGCCTTGTGACCTTTGGATGCCCCCTAAGGGGCATCATTAAAGGTGGATATCATTGAAATATTTCCCCGTATCTAACCGCATCATATTATTCTTTAAATTGAAAGGAATATTATAGCCTATCGCATAGTCCTCAAAATATTCGGCCCTAATATTGGATTCTCTTTCAATTAGTTTTTGGACTGCTTCAAAAGAGAGAAAATAAAACCGGCCACTGCAATATCTTGTGGCATCTAATACCAAATTTTTAGGTAATTCAGGATGAATTCTGTAATAATTGCTTAATTCTGGCTTCTTAATGTCTACAATGTGACCACCATAGTGGGATTTTGTATTTGATTTTGCATTTATATTTTTTGTATCCGATAATACATTCATTAAAATATTGAAAAATCTGATATTTGACACATTTTGGTCATCATCTGTTTTAAAAATATATTTAAATTCATAAATACTATTTATAGCTTTATACGCAGCTATTACTTTTTTGGGTAATGAATTATAGTCGTCTTCTGTGTTTACATATAATACCTTATTTGGTTCATCTATTATATAATCTGAAACTGAATCTAAGTCTTGTTTCAGACCTTGTCCTAAGACATGATAATATATTATATTTGCAGGCAACTGTTGTAGCCACGTGTCCTTTTGTTTAAGCGCCTTGTAACGATATTTTTCGCAATTGAAAATCAATAGGATGAAGTCTTGTTTTATCATTTGTCTTTAAGTTGTTTTGGATATATATTAATATTTATTTATTTGTCTTTAAGTTGTTTTAAATATATATTTATCAAACACAATTTTGGTTTAAATTTGATACCAATTTGTTCCATCACATACAAGCTGAATACTTAAAGGAGTAGAATTTGATGTAGTTGATGTAGTTGAATTATTTGCATCATTTGAAATTGTTGAACCCTTAAACGACCAATTTATTTGATTTATTAGTTGAGATATCGAATTACCTTGTTTATATTTAGAATATAGTATTGAAGATGGATCAACTTTTAATGCAATTGTCGTATTAGCATTATTGCCAATTATAACAGGTATAATTGTAATTATTGAACCTGCAAAATATGATTTAATTGATTCAATTGTAATAGTTATTGTACTAGTAGTAGCAGTATTTTTTACAATATATATTTGTTTAAATGGAAAACTTATTGTGTAATTAACGTCTGTAATTGTTACAATACTAGAATTTAATCCTCCTGGTATAGACACAGTTTGTTCCCGTGTTCCCAAAACTATTTGGTTTGATGTGGTTATTTGTGCATTAAATCCTATAGCCGTTGAATAATTAAAACCGGTTGCTCCTCCAGTTGCTCCTGTATTTGACCCTATAAATGTATTATAAGAACCTGTTGTTCCTGCTGGTCCTGTTGAACCAGCATTGTAACCAACATATGTATTATTTTTTCCACAAGCGTTATTTAATCCTGAAAGGGTTCCTATATATGTATTATTGGTTCCTAATGTATTTGATATACCAGCAGTTTGTCCAAATGTTACATTTCCTATCCCCCCTGAATTTCCCTTACCCACTGTTATATTATTAACAATTATATCATTTGACGTTTGAAATGAACCATTGATTGAACCATGGATAACTCCATTGATAAATGTGACACCACCAATAGACCCACTTGTTGCACCAGTTAAAATTCCGGAAGAAGTTAATGTCCCTTTCAATCCTAATATTGAATTATTAAAAGTATTAAAATATGTAGCTTTATTTATTGTATATGCTTGAATAGAAAATGGTGCACTAGGCAGACATGTTATTACCGTATTACCATCTCCTGATATTTGAACTGTATTTGTTGATGATGAATATGACGCAACTGAAGACAATTCTCTCCAAACATTAGTTGTTAAATTTGTATATGCAATTGTAGTTCCATTTTCAAAATTAATCAAAATAACTGTCCCATCATATGATAAATCAATGTTATTGAATCTTAATAATGAAAAAAACCCTACAGATGATGCAAAATTATTTATTATATTATAAATATAAATTGTTGTTAGATTTGTAGAATCATATATTGCTAATGTGGTTCCGTCAAGTGATAAAGCAAACATTGGAATAGAAATAGTAGGTGAAAAAAGAGTTGTATTTATAGTAGTAGTAATTGTATCAACTGCATTTAGATTTCCATTGGTGGTTGTATAAATGTATATTTTTCCATCACTAGAATTAATTACAAATATTTTACCGTCACCGCTTATTGCACTGCAAGTATTATTCGCTGTTAATATTGAACCTGATTGTATTTCGCTTATTGCAATTTCATTTCCATTTGATGATAGTGCAACAGTAGTACCTAAATATGTGTTTGTTAACCCAGTAATTGTTTTAATAGGGACAGAACTATATAAATTTAAAGTGATTGAATATTTATAAATATTCACTATACCAATACCATCTCTATTAGTATCAGTTGTTAAATATGCATTTGGATCACCAATTGCGATTATTGTTCCATCAAATGATAACGATAGACTCTTACCAAATTTACTATATGTATATAGTGTTCCACTTGGTGCTGAAATAACACCTATTTGTATCCAAGTTGGATACATAAATTTATAAATATTAACTACATAATTGTTGTTTAAAGCTATTACAGTTCCATCAGTAGACAATGTATAATTTAATAATGAACCTGATAATAAAGGACGACCTAATTGCATAAAAATATTGAAATTTTCCGAATTAATTGAAAAGCCATTATATCCTGTTATTCCCGCAGCACCAGTTCCCCCTACAGAACCGATTAAACCTTGAGCACCTGTATAACCTTGAGAACCTGTTGAACCTGTTGAACCTTGATCTCCTGTTATTCCCGCAGCACCAGTTTCCCCTACAGAACCGATTAAACCTTGATCACCTGTATAACCTTGAGAACCTGTAGAACCTTGTTCACCAGTTGCACCTTTTGAACCTGTTGAACCTGTATAACCTGTATAACCTTGATAGCCTTGTTCACCTGTTGCACCTTGAGCACCAGTTGGGCCTTTTGAACCTGTTGAACCTGTATAACCTTGATAGCCTTGTTCACCTGTTGCACCTTGAGCACCAGTAGCACCTATTGAACCTGTAGCACCTGTATAACCTTGATAGCCA